TGCAGATTTTGGTCTGTACGGAACCGGGGGGTTTCGCGGCATCCCCGAAATGGGGTTGACCTGCGGTTTTGCTGATACCTTGTTGATTCCCGAAATGGGAGGAATGTTATGCCACCCCTACCTAAAGATCCTTCTGTGCGCGCTCGGCGCAATAAGTCGTCGACGCGGGCTACGTTGTCTGCGGATCATGATGTGGTCGCTCCTGAGTTGCCAGATGGTGTGGTGTGGCATCCGTTGACGGTGCGTTGGTGGAATGACATTTGGGCGTCGCCGATGGCCCCGGAGTACACCGATTCGGATATCAACGGGCTGTTTCGTGTGGCGATGTTGTACAACGATTTTTGGACCGCGGATACCGCGAAGGCGCGGGCGGAGGCTCAGGTTCGGCTGGAGAAGGCTGACACCGATTATGGGACGAATCCGTTGGCTCGCCGCCGTCTGGAGTGGCAGATTGAGGCGACGGAGGATTCCAAGGCGAAGGGGTCGAAGCGGCGGAAGTCGGATGCCGCGCCCGTGAGTCATCCTGTTCCCGGTGACGATCCGCGACTGAAGCTTGTGACGTAGCGGTTCGACCGAGGCAGCTTAGATGGCTGTACTTCAGGTGCCGGCCGTGGATTTGGCGTTCCCGACGCTGGGTCCGCAGGTGTGCGACTTCATTGAGGATCGGATGGTGTTCGGCCCGGGGTCGCTGTCGGGTCAGCCTGCACGTCTCGATGACGAGAAGCGCGCGCTGGTGTATCGGCTGTATGAGTTGTATCCGCGTGGGCACCGTTTGGCTGGCCGTCGGCGGTTCGAGCGGGCCGGTGTCGAACTCAGGAAGGGTGTAGCCAAGACCGAGTTCGCGGCGTGGATTTGCGGTGTGGAGTTGCATCCAGAGGCGCCGGTTCGGTGTGACGGTTTTGACGCCGCGGGGAATCCTGTGGGTCGGCCGGTGCGGTCGCCGGTGATTCCGATGATGGCGGTCACCGAGGAGCAGGTGTCGGAGCTGGCGTTCGGTGTGCTGAAGTACATCTTGGAGAACGGCCCCGATGTTGATCTGTTTGATATCAGCAAGGAGCGGATCGTCCGGTTGTCGCCTTCGGGTGGCGAGGATGGGTTCGCTGTTGCTGTGTCGAATGCTCCGGGGTCTCGCGATGGCGCGCGGACGACGTTTCAGCATTTCGATGAGCCGCACCGGTTGTTTATGCCGAGGCATCGTGACGCGCACGAGACGATGTTGCAGAACATGCCGAAGCGGCCGATGGAGGACCCGTGGACGTTGTACACGTCGACTGCTGGGCAGCCGGGGCAGGGCAGCATCGAAGAGGACGTGTTAGCTGAGGCGGAGTCGATCGCCAGGGGTGAGCGGCAGGACCCGTCGCTGTTCTTCTTTCGGCGCTGGGCCGGTGATGAGCATGATGATCTGTCCACCGTGGAGAAGCGTGTCGCCGCTGTCGCGGATGCCACTGGCCCTATTGGGGAGTGGGGGCCGGGGCAGTTTGAGCGGATCGCGAAGGACTACGACCGCACTGGTATTGACCGCGCTTACTGGGAGCGGGTCTATCTGAATCGGTGGCGTAAGTCTGGCTCTCAGGCGTTCGATATGACGCGCCTGGTGCAGTGCGATGAGACGGTGCCGGATGGAGCGTTCGTCACTGCTGGGTTTGACGGGTCGCGGTGGAGAGATGCGACGGCTGTCGTGGTCACTGAGATTGCGACGGGACGCCAGATGTTGTTGGGCTGTTGGGAGCGGCCCGAGAACGTCGAAGAGTGGGAAGTCCCTGAGCATGAGGTGACAGCGCTCGTTGTGGACATGATGTCGCGGTTTGAGGTGTGGCGCATGTACTGCGACCCGTGGGGCTGGGATTCGACGATCGCCGCGTGGGCGGGTCGTTTCCCGGATCGGGTTGTGGAGTGGGCGGTTGGCGGCGGCGGCAGTTTGAGGCGTGTGGCTGCTGCGACGCAGGGTTATGCCGATGCGTTGGCGACTGGCGACGCGGCGCTGGCTGCCAATGTGTGGCGGCCGAAGTTTGTTGAGCATATGGGTCATGCGGGGCGGCGTGAGCTGAAGCTGGTGGACGATACGGGCCAGCCGCTGTGGGTGATGCAGAAGCAGGATGGCCGTTTGGCCGACAAGTTTGATGCTGCGATGGCGGGGATGTTGTCGTGGGAGGCGTGTGTTGATGCGCGTCGTGATGGTGCGCGTCCGCGCCCGAAAGTGTTTGCGCCTAGACGGATCTACTAGTCGCCATAGAGACAGAGAGGGGGTCAGCTGTTGACTGCTTCAACGCCAGCGGAATGGCTCCCGGTATTGACGAAGCGTATCGACGACGGAATGTCGCGGGTGCGTTTGTTGGCGCGTTACTCCAATGGGGATGCTCCGCTGCCCGAGTTGACGAGGAACACGTCTGCGGCGTGGCGTTCGTTTCAGCGTGAGGCGCGCACCAACTGGGGTCTGATGGTGCGTGACTCTGTTGCTGACCGGATCATCCCGAATGGCATCACGGTTGGTGGTTCCGCCGATAGTGATTTGGCGTTACGTGCACGGCGCATTTGGCGGGATAACCGCATGGATTCCGTGTGTAAGCAGTGGGTCAAGTATGGGCTGGACTTCGGCGAGTCGTATTTGACGTGCTGGCGTCGTGATGATGGTACGGCGACGATCACAGCTGACTCTCCTGAAACGATGGTTGTCAGCGTTGACCCGCTGCAGCCGTGGCGGATCAGGTCCGCTATGCGGTGGTGGCGGGACCTCGATGCCGAGTCGGATTTTGCGATTGTGTGGTCGGGTGACGGGTGGCAAAAGTTCGCCCGTCCGTGCTTTGTGCAGTCGCCGTCCCGGCGCAGGCTGGTGACGCGAATCTCAGACTCGTGGGTTCCGGTTGGTGATGCTGTAGTGACCGGTTCGCCGCCGCCGGTGGTGGTGTACCAGAACCCTGATGGCATGGGCGAGGTGGAGCCTCACATTGACATCATCAACCGGATCAACCGTGCTGAGCTTCAGTTGTTGTCCACGATGGCGATCCAGGCTTTCCGTCAGCGTGCGTTGAAGTCGACGGAAAATGGGTTGCCGAAGGTCGATGAGAACGGCAACGCGATCGACTACGCCTCGATCTTTGAGGCCGCGCCGGGAGCGTTGTGGGAGTTGCCCCCTGGGGTTGATATCTGGGAATCGCAGCCGAACGACTTCACTCCGATGTTGTCGGCGATAAAGGAGCATATTCGACAGCTGTCGTCGGCGACTAAGACTCCGTTGCCGATGTTGATGCCGGACAGCGCGAACCAGTCAGCTGAGGGTGCGCACAACATTGAGAAGGGCTTCTTGTTCAAGTGTCAGGATCGGCTTTCGATAGCGAAGATCGGACTGGAGGCCATCTTGGTCAAGGCGATGCAGCTTGAGGGCGAGGCCGTTGAGGACACAGTGGATGTGTCGTTCGAATCTCCAGATCGTGTGACGCTGGGGGAGAAGTATGCTGCCGCCTCTCTGGCTAAGGCGGCCGGCGAGTCGTGGGCGTCTATCCGGCGGAATATCCTGAACTACAACGCCGATCAGATCAAGCAGGACGATCTTGATAGGGCGCGTGAGCAGATAACTTTGTTCGTCGGCAACTCGGTGCAGCGCCCCCAGGAAGATGGATCACGCTGAGTATGCGGCTGCGACCGCTGAACTGAGGCGCAGACTGCTCGAATATGTGTCCGCAGCGTGGGCATCGGTAACGCTGTCTGACAGTGGACTGCAAGAGCTGACATCTTCGGTGGCACCAGTTGTCCAAGCGGCCCAAGAGTCGATGGCGGCCATGACTTCGGTGTACATCGCAGAAGTCACCCAGCAGTCACCGGTGCAGGCCGTCGAGGTCTCCAAGATTCGCGGTGTGCCGTCGGAGACGGTGTACGCGCGGCCCGTGATCACAGCACGTACGGCACTGTCGGAAGGTAAGAGCGTCGCAGCGGCACTCCGTGCCGGTCAGCGCCGTATCGAGAACCTGGCGGGCACCGACCTGCAACTTGCAAAGACGCACCAAGCTAGGGCGTCGTTCGCCCGCAGCGGCGTCCAGTTCTACCGCCGCGTCTTGACCGGAAACGAGAACTGCGCGCTGTGTGTCATCGCATCAACCATGCGGTACCGCAAAAACTCGCTGATGCCCATTCATCCGGGCTGCGATTGCGATATTGACGTGATCCCGCCGGGGATGGACTTCGACACAATCAGCACGAAGCTTCTCAACGAGACGCATGACCAGGTGAAGGCGTTCGCGAGTATCGCAGACCGCGGCGGACGCGCCGTCGACTACCGAAAGTTGATCGTCACTCGCGAGCACGGCGAGGTCGGGCCGGTCCTCGCATGGCGTGACCAGAAGTTCTCAGGCCCCAAAAGCATCCAGCGCTGACCCCCGGCGGTCTGGATAACGCACACATGGCCCGTAACGGGCATGTCACAAAGAAAACCCATCCGCAAAGGAAACAAACCCTCATGTCTGATGATGTGACAGCAGAAACGTCGGAACACAGCGCCGTAACGGAGCCAGTGGAACCGGCAGGCGACCAGGACGCAACCGCCACGGTTGAGGAGCCCACGCAAGCTCCGAAACCAACCGAGACGGTCGAGTTCTGGAAGAAAATGGCCCGCAAAAACGAGGCGCAAGCCAAGGAAAACTACGCGGACGCCAAGAAATGGCGCGAGTCGCAGGAAAAAATCGGCGACGACCCGCTGGCCCGGATCGAAGAACTGGCACGAAAGTTCGAGACGGCTGAGCGTGAACGCATCCGAAGTGATGTGGCACGTGAAACGAAAGTCGATCCGGAGTTCATTCATGGCGACACCGAAGAAGAGATGCGCGAATCCGCCGACCGGTGGAACGAGTTCGTCAACAAGCGGATCGAAGAAGCGCTGAAGGCCAAAACGGCATCGTCGGCCGTGCCGACGTCGGAAGTCACATCAGACAAGAAGGTTGAAGGCCCGAAGCCTCTCACACCGGCTGAGTATGCGGCGCTGCCGCCTGCCGAGCGAAAGAAGGCGCGAGAAGAGGGCCGACTCGACAGCTATCTACGTGGAGAACTCCACTAACACAGAAGGGAGCCAAAAATGGCTTTCAACAACTTCATTCCTGAACTCTGGTCGGACATGCTCCTGGAGGAGTGGACCGCCCAGACCGTTTTCGCCAACCTCGTCAACCGCGAGTACGAGGGCATCGCAAACAAGGGCAACGTGGTCCACATCGCTGGCGTGGTGGCACCTACCGTCAAGGACTACAAGGCCGCTGGCCGGCAGACCTCGGCGGACGCGATTTCCGACACCGGCGTCGATCTGCTCATCGATCAGGAGAAGTCGATCGACTTCCTCGTCGATGACATCGACCGTGTTCAGGTCGCTGGTTCGCTGGAGGCCTACACCCGTGCTGGTGCCACGGCCCTGGCCACCGACACCGACAAGTTCATCGCTGACATGCTGGTGGACAACGGAACCGCGCTTACCGGTTCGGCGCCTACGGACGCTGATGATGCGTTCGACCTGATCGCTTCTGCGCTCAAGGAGCTGACGAAGGCGAACGTCCCGAACGTGGGGCGTGTCGTTGTCGTGAACGCGGAGATGGCGTACTGGCTGCGTTCGTCCGGGTCGAAGCTGACCAGCGCGGACACCTCCGGCGACGCTGCTGGTCTGCGGGCGGGCACCATCGGGAACCTGCTGGGTGCCCGGATCGTGGAGTCGAACAACCTTCGGGACACCGACGATGAGCAGTTCGTCGCGTTCCATCCGTCGGCCGCTGCGTATGTGTCGCAGATCGACACCGTTGAGGCGCTGCGCGACCAGGACAGCTTCTCCGACCGTATCCGCGCTCTGCACGTGTACGGCGGCAAGGTTGTTCGCCCGACTGGTGTGGTCGTCTTCAATAAGACGGGCAGCTAGCCACAGCGATGTTGCTTGCTACCGCCGATGACGTTGCTGCTGCGCTTGGATTACCGGGCGCAGCAGCGCTCACACCGGAGCAGTCTTCCCGTGTGGATGGCGTGCTGGGACGTGTCAGCGACACCTTCCAGCGCGTCACCGGGCGGGTGTTCACCACAGGGGCCACTCGGGTGCGGGCGCAGGTCGTCAACGGGCGCGTGTGGCTTCCTGGTGTGGTGGATGAAGTCGAAGCAGTCACGCTTACCGGTGGAGAAGAAGTCGACTTCAACCAAGACGGTAACTATGTGGATGTCACCCAAAATGGGTGCCCCCTCGTTACCGGCACAGTGGTGATCGTCGAATATGTTGGCGGAGGTGTGCCCGACTCTGTAACAGAGTTCGTGGCCGCGGTCGCCGCACGTCACCTGACGGTGACGCCGGGTTCGGTTTCATCGCAGGCGGTATCGCTGACGGCAGGGCCGTTCACCCAGCGGAATGCAGAGTGGGTGTCCGGGACGGCAGTGTTCACCCGGGACGAGTTGGAAGATGCGAAGCGGTTCGCTAACCCTGCACCTACGATCACGATTCACAGGCTATGACGTTCCCAACTCCGTACACGGTGACGCACTATCCGCACGTCGGTGACACGTCGGATGGTTTGGGGAACACGGTTCCCCAGTTCGGTTCCGGGGTGTCTGTTCCAGTGATTCAACTCGCCCCGCATGTGCAGGTGGTGGGGACGTATTCGATTGTGGAAACCGAAACGATCGATGTTGACCTGTACTTGCCGCCCGGTTCGCCGGTGAAGGTGAAAGACCGTGTCGGGTACGGGTCAGATGTGTTCGATGTGGTTGCGGTTCGTGACTGGAACATGGGTTTTCACGGTTGGGCGCCGGGTTTGGTGGCGGAGCTGCGGAAGGTGTGATGAATCGTGGCTAACGGTCCAACGAGGAAGAACCCTTTGGCGAAGTTCGGTGTGCGGCTGGACGATTTCGACAAACTGCCTGAGGTGAATCAGGGCGTCAACGAGTTCATGGACGAGGTTGTTGACGCGTGGAAGAACAATTCTCCCGTGGGAACCGGTGCCTACCGTGATCTTGTTCAGGTGACGGAACGTTCCACGAACAAGGGTCGCGGGAAGGTCGGCGCGACTGATCCGCAAGCGCATCTCGTGGAGTTCGGGTCGGTGCACAACGACGAGTACGCGCCGGCGCAGAAGACGGCTAAACAGTTCGGCGGCAGCGCGTATGGCGACTGATTCAGCGCCGAGTATCCATCGTGTGATGGTGGCGTGGCTGTCCCCTCTGGGGAAGGTTTCTACTCGCCGCTTGTCGGGTGATCCGTTGCCGCATCGTGTGGTTCGTCGTGTCGATGGGCGTGATGTTCCCGAAGAGGGCAGCGATTCTGCTGTCGTGTCGGTGCACACGTTCGCCGCGTCTGATGAGGCCGCTGAGAATGAAGCCGAGTTGACGCATCAGCGGATGTTGGAGCTTGTCTCTGATCCGCTGGTGGAGATACCGCTCGGCGGTGGTGTTGTTGCGCGTATCGACTATGCGCGTGTGCTGATGAAACCGGTCCTTGTCGAGTATGACGACGACGGTCACCTGGTGCGGCATGTGGGCCGCTACGAGATCGGTGTTCAGTACATCTAGTTGAAGGTTTCAGCCCTGACAAGGGGCCTGGCGGTAACGCCGGGTCCCTTTTTTGTTCGCCGGAAATTTTCGCAATCCGGTCCCTTATCCAAATGAGAGGAGCGTCCCTATGACGCAGCCATTGACCGGCACCGACTGGAGCGCCGGCGGATTCACTGACATTCACAAGCCGTTCATCGAGCGTGGCGGTTTGCAGGCGGTGTTCATTCGTGACAACCGCGGCGCCGCGACGGACATATCGCCGTTCGAGGATGACTGCGTGACGGTGAAGTGGTCTCCGTTCGCGCAGGACGGCAAGATTCGCGACGACCTGTTCATCCGCCGCAAGGTGAACGGAAAGTACGAGTACAACACCGACCCGAATGAGGGCTGGTGGCACATCGGCTGCAACCCTGAGGATGGCGGTGCGGAACGTGAACCGGACGTCACCTCTGACGATCTGATGGTGTTGCAGTCGAAGTTCCCGGTCGATTCTGAGGTGACGGAGAAGTCGTACTCGGTGCGGTTCGTGGCGCTCGGTACTGCTGATCCGCTGATTCACCGGCTGGAGTCGGAACTTCCGTTGTGCGACAACGCGGGTAATCCGTTGGTCGCGCTTCCCGGTACCCCTGACTACGGTGAGGGTCCGCTGCTGGACGCTGACTCGGCGGAGTACCAGCTTCTGCTGCTGTACGCGCGCCGCACCTCAGGCGGGTTCATTTACCGCGCTGAGGGTTACCCGGCGGTCAAGCTGGACGACCAGGCGTCCAAGCAGCGGTCGAAGACCGATCCTGATACGGCGGACCTGACGTACAAGGTGCTGCCGAATGAGTACTTCATGCGGCCCGATCCGGCGGGGACGATCGCCCTGGTGCCCGGCTACTTCTACGTGTGGATGGGTGGCCCCGGATGGGCTGAGCAGTACTCGGACGGCAGCTAGCCAGAAAAGCCCCTGCCGGGTGGGTGTTTGTGGCGCGCCGCATGGTGCGTCCGGGGCTGGCCCCACCCGGCAGGCCCCCTCTCCTCAGCCCCGTCTTTCAGCCCCGTGATTGCGTGAAAGGAAGCCCCAAATTCTCATGACTACTTCGAAGCCCACCAACAATGGCGCCGCGGCCCGTGAGCAGGCCACCGAGTTCGATTCCCCGTTCGCTGATCGTGTCCTTCGGTTCGACGACGGAACTACGATGTCGATCCCGCCTCACCCGAATCTTCGGATGCTCGACGACGACGCTCTGGAAGCTTACGAGGCGTACCTCGAAGAGATCGAAACTTACGACCGGGAACCTGACCTGTACATCCCGGAGCAGACAGTTAAGGACCGAGACGGCAACGAGATGGTCCTGCCGGCGGAGACCCGCCCCGGCGCGGTGAAAGGCCCCCCGTACTACAAGGACGGTAAGCGTGTGTCGCCGCCGCGTGAAGTGCGGATCGTTCAGGTCGTGCTGGGCATGGACACCTACGAGGTGTTGCGGTCGAAGAAAATCAACGGGCGTCCCGCTGGTGCCCGTGATGTGTGGCGGGCGTGGACCGAGCAGGGCTTCACAATCGCGGAGCGAGCTGAGTCCGACTCGAAAAGTGATGGAGGCCCAGTGGTTTTGGAGACTGTATCCGAGGCAGATAGCGAGTGATCTGCGGCGCTTCTTCGGTTTGAGTGTTGCGGATTGGCATCAGGGCAGGCTGTCCAGTTTGGAGTTGCTGGACCTGTTCGGGGTGCGGTTCGTGGACAACGCTGAGGAGCGCGTTCGGGAGTTGTATGTGGATTTCGCTCCTGTTGATGGTGCGGTGGCGCGGGCTGTTCGTGGTGGGCGTTGGTCTGAGCCGGAGTTGATCGCGGCGGAGACGTATAACGAGATCGCCAGGTTTCGAGCGTCGTTTCATGCGTCGAAGAGTCGTAAGGCTGTGTATGAGCCGTTTGCGTTTGAGGATCCGGTTGATCGGCTGGAGAAGGCGCGTGCGTCGGTTGAGGCGCATGAGTTGCAGCGTGAGGTTGAGGCCGATCTGTTCGGCTGGTGACGGGAGGTGAGTGTCTGATGTGTGCTATTGATGGATGCGATCGACGAGTCTTCTCCCATAAGAACGGGCTGTGCGCAACACATGACCGATACCTGCGCCGGTTTGGCATTGCGGAGCCGACGCTCCAGCAGAGATTGTTTGCGAAGGTGGACAAGTCTGCGCCAGGTGGGTGCTGGCTTTGGACGGGCGGAACTACTAACCATGGGTATGGGAGGTTTAATAACCTTTCGCCGCACCGTCTTTGCTATGAGTGGGCGCACGGAGAGATCCCGCCCGGTATGGAGATAGACCACATCTGCCACGTCACTCTGTGTGTCAACCCGGATCATCTTCGCGTTACCACCGCGAAGCAGAATCGTGAGAATAGATCCTCTGGGTGGGGCAGGAGCGGAGTGCGTGGCGTGCGTTTCAAGGCTGGCAAGTGGGAGGCGGTCGTAGTTCATAACCGTCAGCACATTTACTGCGGACGGTTCGAGAGCAAAGAGTCCGCCGCTGCGGCCGCTAAGGCGAAGCGAATCGAACTGTTCACTCATAACGACGGTGACCGGGGAGCGTAATGCCTATCTACGTCAACATTATTTCCCGTCTTGATGAGCGTGCTGCTGCGGTGGCGGCGAAGAACATTGAGCGTGAGATGGAGGCGGCTGGGGCGCGCGCGGGGTCGTCTGCTGGTCGTGCGATTGGCGAGAATGTGGGCCGGGCGTCTGCGGCTGCGGGGCGTAATGCTGGTGAGCAGTTGTCGCGTGAGGTTGATCGTGCGACGCGTCAGGCCGGGTCTCGTATTGTTGATGGTTTTTCGTCGCATGGTGTGTCGGCGGGCCGGGGGTTTGGTTCGTCGTTTGGTTCGTCTCTTGCGTCGTCGTTGCCTGTGGCGGGCCGGTTTTCGGCTGCCCTGTCGGGGTATGAGGGTGCGGCGTCGAAGGCTGGCGCGTTGGCTGGTCGTGCGTTGGGCACGGCGTTCACGGCGGCCGCGACAGGCATTATCGGCGCCGCCGGTGTTGCCCTGTTCAAGGGGTTTGATCGGTACAAGTCTCTTGATGCGACATCGCATCGCCTTTCCGCGATGGGGAACAGCGCCGAGCAGGTCAAGACGATCATGTCGGATATCAACGAGGTCGTCGTTGGCACTCCGATTGCGTTGGACGAGGCGGCGAAGGCTGCTACTCAGTTCCTTGCTGGTGGGGTGAAGCAGGGTCGCCCGTTGCAGGCGGCGTTGACGGCGATTGCGGACGCGGCGGGTGCATCTGGGCAGAAGTTCGGCGACCTGGCCGTCATCTTCAACCAGGTGTTCAACAAGGGCAAGCTGCAGGCTGAAGAGATGTTGCAGCTCAATGAGCGTGGCATCAATGTTCAGGCGGCGTTGCAGAAAGAGTTCGGCCTGACGAGCGCTGAGATTCAGAAGATGTCGAAGGACGGCACGATTTCGTTCGGCATGCTTGTGCAGGCGATTGAGGGCCAGTTCGGTGGCATGTCGAAGAAGCTGGCCGACACTGTTGACGGCGCCTTGTCGAACATGAATGCCGCTGTGGGTCGTGTTGGGGCGAACTTCATTTCGGCGCTGTTCGGTGACCCTCTGGACACGACGGAGGGTCCTGGCGCGCTTGCCAAGTCGATCAACAATGTGACTAACAAGCTGAATGACCTGAACGCGTGGATCGTTGCCCACAAGGACGACATCAAACGTGTGTTTGAAGACGCGGTTGATGCTGCGCAGGACCTGTGGAACACGATCCGTAGGGTCCTGGACGTCCTTAGTGACATGGGCATCGGCGTCGGGACTGTCGCAGCGGCGTTCATTGCGTGGAAGTCCGTTGGCGTGCTGACGACGGTGGGGAACCTGGTTACCGCGTTGGCTGGCGCGAACAACCATCTGAGGCGCATGCCGGGTCTGGCTGCTGGTGCAGCGGGGGCGATCCTCGCTTTGGTGCCGGTGATCAACCAGGTGAACGATGCGATCAAGGACTCTCGGTTTGATAATCCGTACTACAGCGGGCCGGATGGGCAGCTGACGCCAGCGCAGTGGGAGCGGCAGGCTGCCGATAATCCCGAGGAGCTACGGCGTCGGCAGGCGTGGATTCGTACCTATCTTGCGCCAAAGCTTGGTCCTGATGAGATTCTGTTGGACCTGTTGGATGATCCGACGGCGTGGCAACGTGCGGGAGGTTTTACCGCGCCGTGGGGCGTCCCGGGTCGCCCGGACACGCCTGACTGGCAATCAACACGCACGGGCGGCGGCAACGGGCCTCACGGGCGCCCCGGTGGCAGTAGCGGCCCTGTGGGCGATGGCCCGTTGGCTGATCTGTTCCCGGGCGCGGTGGGGGCTGCTGATGGTGGTAGTGGTTCTGGCCCGAAGCTGCCGGATGCGCCTGTGTTGCCGTATGACACGACGCTGCCGCCGGGGATTGCTGGTATGCCACCCGACGCGGCCGTGTTCTCCGCTGAGTCGTCGTATCTGGATGCGCGTCACAAACTGGCGGAGAAGCGTGCCCGCGCCGCCCAATTGGAGCAGTCCACCGAAGCCACCGAGCAGGACCGCCTCAAGGCCCGCAACGATGTGATCGAAGCTGAACGCGACCTTCAGGCCGCCGAGATGCGCATGAGTGATGCCCGCGCGAATCAGTACGAGAAGCTGACGAAGCAAACTGACAAGCATGTCAAGGATTTGGGGCAGATCGGTGCCGAGCTTGATCAGGATTTCGGTATCTCGAAGGGTTTGGCGGGGATCGCGGAGAACATCACGAAGTTCGTGGCGAACCTCGCTGCGGCACCGTTGTTGGGGCAGTTGCAGGCCATTTCGGCCTATAACCCGACCCAGGGTGGGCACGGGTTGATGGGTGTGCTCGGCGCGCAGGGTGTGTTCGGGCCGCAGTACCAGAACAACCAGTATGACCGGGGCTCCTACCCGTCCGCCGGTGCGACCGGTGTGTCCATGACGCCGATCGGTGCCTATCCCGGCGACGCGGCGCTACTCGCCAACGTTCCGGCGGGCCGGTACACACAAGAACAACGCGGCGACCTGACGCAGGGTTTGGCTGATTGTTCTAGCGCTGTTGAGGATCTGGTCAACTTGATGGATGGCCGCCCGACGACCGGCGCGAGCATGTCGACCCACAATGCGGACGAGTGGTTGACTGCGCGTGGATTCGTCAAGGGCATGGGCGGGCCTGGCGATTTCCGGGTCGGTTTCAACGCCAGCCACATGCAGGCGACGCTGCCTGGCGGCACCCCGTTCAACTGGGGCAGTGACGCGGCAGCGGCGCGGCGCGGTATTGGCGGCACGGGCGCCGACGATCCGGCGTTCACGTCGCATTACTACCGGCCGGTGACGTCGGTTCCTGGCGGGTCGGCGGCGGCGGCGGGTGCTCCGGGGTTGTACAGCCCGCAGAACACCAACCCTGCGTTGAATAACCCGCCGGCTCCGGTGTCGTCGGGTGCGTGGGCGACGAATCCTGCCCCGCTGCCCACCACGGGCGGCGGTGGCGGCCCGATGGCCGCTGGCGCACCGCAAGGCCTGTTCACTGGCGGGCCGACGAACACCACCAACATCGGGGCGAACGTCGCACCGTATGCCGGGTCCGGTTCCGGTGGTATCGGCATGGACGGTGGTGGTGCGCTTGGCATGGCGGTGCAGGCCGGTGGTATGGCGCTGGACGCGATGGCCCCGGGTGCGGGTCAGGCCGCGCAGACTGGGGTGAAGCTGATCAACCGTGCCATCGAGTACGGCGGTCAAGTCGCCGCGATCGGCGCCCAAGGGTTGATGGAAACGTTCCTGCCCACGGGTGGATCGGATTTGGCGAACAACAACTGGATCACCCGCATCGCGGGTGGTTTGGCGGGTGCGGCCCCGGCGTTGCCGAACCTTGCCGGTCAGGCGTCCCAGCAGCGCAAGGACATCGACCCGCAAGCCACAGGCCAGGGCCAAACCCAAGTCAACCAGGGCGACACGAACATCACGGTCAACAACCAGCGTGCCACCGAAGACGGCACCGGCCGCGACATCGCCTATCACCTGCAAAACCAGTACGTCATGCCGGGAGGGTAAATGGCTAAGAAGCATTACCCCGCAACGGATGTAACCCCGCACGGCTGGTACCACCTTGCCAAGGGTGAGAAACCCATGATGTGGCTCGACGCCTACGACAAGTCGATCACCTTCCACATGATGGGCGGGCTAGCGGTCCCCGAGCGGGTCACAGCACCAGAGATGGTGCATCTCACGTTCCTTAAGGGCCTGGTCCCGCCGTGGAAACACATCGACCAGAAGGGTGCTACCGAAGACGGCATCACCAACATTGATGCTCTCTACGACCCGATCGAAGTTGAGGTCGGGGTGGAGTGCCGTGGCCGGTCGCCGAAGTGGACGCGCCGCGTCTACCGCGATCTGATCGCGTCGATCGACGCCAAACAGGAATCCACCCTGAACTTCCTCACCCACGACATGGGTCATTGGTGGGCACCGGTCCGGTGGTTCCAAGGAGCGCCGCAAGCACCGCTGGAGATCGGAAAGCGGCAGCGCGAAAGTCTTCGTCTGCGGGCCGATTCGGGGTTCTGGCGGACCTACGACTACACGGCGAGTTTCCAGTTCGACTACGAGTCGATGACCGACACGTTCAACTACGACACCACGAGCAGTCAGGACCTCGGCGCGGATTGGCCGCTGTACTACGAAGGTGACGGCGGCGGGTACGTCTACGCCAATGGTGACCAGGCGAGGTGGCGGGACGACCCGGACGATCCGCTGACAACGGATACCCGCGAGGTGGTGTGCGGGCCGTACAAAGACTTCGACACCGACACCGACAATCAGGTTGTGTCGATGGTGCTCGGCGGGTTCCAAGAGTGGAGCCTGCCTGATAGTGGGGCGAACGACCTGTGGGCTCGCATGGGCCGCGACAGCAACGGAGACTGGGACGGTAATGGCATCCGCATGCGGGTGCAGGGCAACTGGATCAAGCTGTCGAGGTTCAACAACTTCTCGCAGACGGTGATGTTTCAGCGGCCACTTCTGGTGGCCCCGCTGATTGGGGAGAAGTTCACCCTGGTTGCCGGGTATGAGGGCGATCCGCGCATGTTCAAAGTGTTGCGCAATGGGTTGCCGATCTTGTCGCACAAGGAAACCGGCACTGGTAGCGAGCTTGGCCCGGATTATCGGGGTATTGGGTTTGGTATGCAGGCCGGTGGCGCGTTGATCACGCAGGCGACACCAGCTCCGGTGCGGAAAGTGTCGGCGGGCGACAATGTGAATGTCACGCAGTCGGGGTTTGTGTCGATGGTCAATGTTGGTGACCAGCCGATGTATTGGGATGCGACCTTGTTTGGCCCGGGCACGTTCCGGTTGTATGACGGTCCCGGCGCGGATGAGTATGTGGAGTTTGGTCCGCTGCTGCCCAATCAGATTGTGTTCCTACGTACCGACCCGCGCTCACAGACGACGTTGGTGCAGGATTTGACGTCGGTGCCGCCGTCGCCGCAGGAGCTGAACATCTTCCAACAGGCGGTGAAGACACTGCTGACGTTCTTCTCGGAACGGAACGCGTTCACCGATCAGATTGGGTCGCTGTTTGGGATTGTTCCCCCGCAGGGCAATTTCTATAAGTATCTGTCGGGGCGGTTCAGTGAGAACGCGGCGATCCCCGCGAAGTCGCCTGGCGAACCGGCGCAGCAGTTCTTTGTGAAGACAGAAATTGTTGGTGGCAACGCTGACTCGAAGGTGATTCTTTCGGGGACTCCGTTGCGCCGCTACCCAATGTAGTTCACCGACTGCTGTTTGACAGCCCCGTGGTTTTTCTGGCTCGTGGGGTGAATTGGTGATGCCCGGAAAGGAGGGTTGACGGTTGTCGAAGTTTGAACGCGAATCGGCCGCATGGCAATCCGCCCTCCAATCCGGCGACCCCAACAGGATCGCACGAACCGCGCGGGCGTTGACAGAACGCAAATCGAAGGTAGACACGTCGTTCCGGTTCACGGTGTGCGACAAGTTTTGGCAGCCGATGGGCGCGGTTGGTGGCGACCTGATCGAGGCGTCGGGTGCTGACCCGCGCAACGATGTTGAAACCGGCCGGATCGTACTCAAAGGGAACAGTCCCCTCATCCCTTTGTTCATGGACTGCAAAAAGACGATGGTCGGTGTCATCGTCGAGACCGCGGGTTTGCGGTATGCGTTCTACACGAAGAACCACACCTACGAGTACCGTGACAGCGCATGGACCGGCACCGCTGAACTGCGCGGTATCCGCGACATCCTCAAATACTACGTGATTTGGCCGTCGTGGTGGCTGCCGATTCAGGCGCAGCCGTTCTCGCACGCGGTGTTCGTGTGGGCGTTGCAAACCGTCGTGGAGAACATGGTCGCAGAATGCGCTCTGCGGTTGCAGTCCGGGTGGCTGGAGTTCATCAACAACGGCTTGTCGTTGAACCCGGATGTGCGGGCATGGTTCGGCACTGTGTTGCAGGCGTTGTCGCGTGATGGGTTGTCGGTGCAGGCGTTTACCCGCATGCTGCGAACCCCGGTGTATGTGTCACGCACCAATCCGTTGTTGGACACGTCGCCGATGGTCGCGCGGACAGTGCGGATGGAAACCGTTCAGGCCGTCATCAAAGATGTGACCCAGTCGTACGGTGTGGATACGCGCATGGATTTGTGGCTGCCGGGTGATCCGCAGCCTGACCGGTGGGCGAACCTGGACCAACCGACCTACGTGTTCTCCACAGTGGACCGGTCGCAGATCACTGGCCCGACGAAAACGGTGCTGGATTCGGTGCTGCGCACCACGATTGACTTGGGCGGGTCGCTGGGGGACATCTTCAAACCTGTCATCAAGCAGGTCCCCGGCATGGATGGCGTGTTTTATGCGCCGGCGCTGGGTGTGGATTTTGAGCAGCCGTACGCGTATTTCGTGGCCCCTGAGCCGGGTGAGGACACCGGCATCGATGCATGCACGATCACTGACCACACACCCGAGGGTTGGCAGCACATCATTGGTGGGCGTTCCCCAAAGTGGTTGAACGACCTGATGAATGCCACCTTCGCATGGCTAATCGACTCGCTGATGATCGTCGTCGGATTCACCGGCATACCGTCCGATCTGTTGTCGGGGTTCCTGAACAACAGCTTCCTGGCGTTCCAGTTGATTCAACACTACGACCGCCGTGACGACGTTGGCCCGTACCACCCGGCGATCGAGCGGTTCTATCCGACAGCCTCAGCGCCGTACAACATCGAAACGGTGTTCGCGTTCATCAACGCTTTGTTTGATTCACAGGGCAAGACGACGGCGACGGTGCAGTTCCGTAACGGTGCCCAGTATGCGTTGGGGCGTGACGTTTTTCGCGGCGGCCTGATGTCGCTGGTGTTCATGTCGCGTACCCGCATGGTGACTGACTACATCGAGAACGTGATGTGGCGGGTTACCCAGGATGAGCGGAAGGTTCTTCTGCAAATGGGGGATGGCCGTAAGTCGGAGGCTCCGTTGGCGAAGCATCAGCGGTTCATCACGGGGATTTTTGAAACGTTGTCTGTGCTCACGCTGTCACCGCAGGGATAAGCGTCCCCAATCCTATTTCTTCTACAACTCGCCCAACATTGAATGGAGCGTGCCCTAATGTCGTGGCCTTTGAACCCCGCTGGGACTCATTACTTGTTTGAGGGAATCGTGGAGATTCCTGTCGATCCGACTGCTGGCGCGGCGATCCTCCAGTTGCGGCCGCAGGGCGGTATCGGTGTTGGTGTGCCCGCGATCGCTCAAGGGCCGTCGGGTCAACATGCAGTCATCGACACCGATCCGATTCAGCCGATAGAACTTGAGCATGATGACCCAACCCCACTCACGTGGTCCTGGACCGAACTGACTCCTCCCAGTGAATCAGGTCCGGGTGTGTATCGGCTTAACCCGATGGTCCGCAAAGGCCCGAAGGGCGATGACGGGGAAGCAGTGTGGGACCCGACCGACGTTGCGGAAAACCCAGTCGCCGGCCAAATACCGGTCGTCAACAACACCGCAGACGGGTTCGTGTTGGCGGCGCAACGTGTTGGGGATCGGTATGTTCCGGCGTCGATCAGTAACACCGCCTCGGGCAATGCGAACTCGACTCTGGCCCAGGTGTCGATCCCGGCGCAGCCGTTCGATTGGCGGCCGCGCGTGCAGGGCTACACGGTCGTCACCGGTGAGGGAGCCGATGTTCGGGTTGATCTTGTGGCCCGTTTGAACGGTGAGACTGGCGGCAACGTGATCGGACGGTGCCCCGGTGTGGCGCAATCGGAGCGGCTGATCCTGGTGGCGGGACCTGCGGCGGGTTCATCGGATGGGTTTGACCGTGTGACGGCCGGTACACCGGCGACGATCTATTTCCGGTGTGAACGGCAAGCGGGTTCGGTGACGTACACGACTTCCGCTTCCACGTCGATGTTTTCGGTTGAGGTTCTTCCGCTGTCATGACGTCTTCGTTTGATCCGTTGCCGGAGTGGGCTCATGCGGTGCCGTCTGAGCCGGGTATTCACCCGGAGCAGTCGGCGTTGCAGTGGCAGCGTCCGTTCACTGTTCAGCAGCTGCTTGAGATTGGTGAGCAGTTCATTGAGCAGTTTTTGGCGTGGGTGGTGCGCGCTGTTGCTGGGGTGTTCATCCCTGGTGAGGCGTCGTTCGACCAGTTGCGTGATTGGGCATTGAACATCCCCATCCTCGGGGACATCATCGAGGCGATCACGGGTCTTGTTGGTGGCGGGATTGAGGAACTGACCCAGTTCTTCACGAACATCCGGAATTTCTTCCAGTCGATCAACTTCAACGATCCGAGCTTTAACCCCATCCAGGCTGCGGTGCAGCTGGTGAACATCATCATTGCGCCGCTGCGGAATCTGCTGCCCAGTCTGTTGACGATCCTGCCCATCGGTGGCATCTCGAATCAGACGCCGAACATTCTGCCCGCACCGAAGTTCCCTGAGGGGTCGGTCGGTAGCAATGCGGATTGGGTGGTGGACCCGTCGCATTCTCGCAGCGGGGATGGTACGGGCGCGGCGAAAGTTATTGCCGACGGCACGTTGAAGGCACTTCGGTCGGGGCAGAATGCGGGGGATTTCTTCGCGGTCAGCGAAGGGCAGACGATCGCTGCCCGGGTGTTCGTGTCTCACGAGGATTATGCGGGTACCGGCGCGCCGATTCGGTTGCAGGTGGTGCCGTACATCGATGGTGTTGCGCAGTCCCCGGTGGATTTGAATGCGTATGCCCCGCAGGATCAAGATTTGGCGTGGCCTGGTAAGGAGTTGTCGGGGGAGTATCGGGTTCCTGCCGGGGTGACTGGTGTGCAGACCCGGTTCGTGGTGACCGAAGACGCCACTGCGGGCACGTTCTGGTGGGATGACGCCGAGGTCAAGCAGACCGGCGTTATTCAGCAGTCGTGGGTCGAGGGTCTTCCGGAGATTCTGCAAACCTTGTTGGCCCGGGTGCAGTTGACGATTGACACGGTGGTGTCGGCGATTCGCGGCGGCGTGCAGACCGTTGAGAACACGCTGGAGGATTTGTTCGACGCTTTGCGCAACATCTCCCCGGAGTCAATCGCGGGGATGCTTGGCCCAGAGAATCTGCGGGAAACCATCGAGAACATCGTCAACAGCATTGTCGGTGGCCTGGTAGGCCTTCCGGGTATTGGTGCTGGTATCGCCGACCTGTTCAACGTGTTGCAGGAGATCGCCTCGCGTGCCAGCTTGGGGTTGTTCTCGTGGGACATTCTTGGCATCAGGACCAACAAGCCCGTCGATAGTGGTTTGTTGCCGTCGGAGCGGTCCAACTTCCCGCTGTCGAATGTCACGACGTGGCTGGAGGCCACGCAGGGCAATTCGCTCATCGGCGTTGACTTGATTGAAGAGTCGATGCCGCTGGGCGTGGTGTCGTGGATCGGCTACGGCCTTTCAGGGATCACCGAGTTCTACGTCAACATCTGGAAAGTTGACTTGACGTCGGGCGACTGGACGCTGGTGCATCATTCCCCGAACATCGTGGGGCTTTTGGGCGGCACGGCCGCGCCCGGGGAGTTCATCTCCTACGAGTTGGCTGACCCGGTTCCCGTGGTGGCGTCTGAGGCGTACGCCTACGAGCTGGTGCCGGTTGGCGGTACGCATTATGTGCGTGGCCGTGTGGCGGATTTGCCGAACCATCCTACGTCGCAGATCGTTTCGCTGGCCGCCACACGGAACAACACCTCGCCGAACAGCCCCCCGTCTTCTATCGCGAAAGCGTCGGTGACCCGCTCGGGCGATGTGCCGTGGGTGAGCATCGCCGTGGATACGGGTTCCGGCGGTGACCATCACGACCCGTTGAAGGTCTACCTTGGCACCGCGGCCACGGTGTTCCCGGTGCCGAACTGGGTGAACTACATCGATCCGGTTGCGGTCGGTGGCGGTGGTGGTGGTGCGCAGGGCTGGGCCTTGGGTATCAACGGTCAGGCCGGTCAGCCCGGGAAGTTCAACGCCACCACATGGGTGCGCGGTGAGCATTTCGGCGACAACGCCATCATCACCCTCGACCCGGGCGCTGGTGGCGTGGGCGGTCCGGGTGACGGCGCGGCCGGTGGTAACACCACGTTGTCTATCTCCACGCCCGGGGGTGACACGTATTCCATTGTCGCCGAGGGCGGCTCGGCGGGTACCACTGAAGGATTTCTGTCGAAACCTGTTGGCCGAGGCCCGGGCACGTTCACGTTCAACGAGCAGGACTATGTGGGCGGCGTTGACCAGAAGGTCATGGGCGGCCACGGTGCGCCCGCTGGTGGTGCCGGTAACGGCGGCAAGGGCTCGTTGGCGGCCTTTCAGTCCGGCGGAAATGGCGCTCCTGGTGGAGGCTGGGTGTTCTTCCGGCCCGACCCGCTGCCTGACCCTGACCCGGATTTGACGCCCCCCACTGCTCCGACGTTGGTGGAGCTGGTCGATTCAACTTTCAGCACTCTCACGATCACGTGGTCTGGAGCTACTGACGTATGACAATCAAAGGGTATTTCGTTTACGCGAAAGAGAAGGACGCTTCAGGCGATTTCGTTCAGTTGAATCCCGACCCGGTGTTGCCGCCGTACAGGACGAACGGTTTGAAGTCGAACACCACGTACGAGTTCTATGTGAAGACGGTGGACAACGCCGGCTGGTTGTCGGACCCGTCGGATACCTACGAGTTCACCACTCCCGCGCACACTGCGGGTGATTTGTTGTCGCCGGAGGACCAGGCGATGGTGGATTTGATTGTGGAGCAGTCCCGCGCGGAGACCGGCCAGCCGGGGGTGATGTTGCAGATCACCGGTCCGCGCGGGAACTATGCGAAGGCGTACGGCACCACCGTGGGCGGCACGGTTCGCCCGTTGACGTTGGATGACCACTTCCGCATGGGTTCATCCACGAAGATGTTCACCGCGATTGCGTTCTTCCAGGCTGTCGATAAAGGGTTGATCTCTTTGGATGACACTCTGGAGCAGTACGTTCCGGGAATTCCGAACGGTACCGCGATCACGATGGGGCACATGCTGTCCATGCGGTCAGGTATCGCGGAGTACACGGCGGGTATCAACGCGCTCTGGGTCACGCTGTTTCCGACGTGGCCGTGGACGGGCGCGAAGGACTTCCTGTCAACGATGAAGGGGCCGTCAAACTTCTATCCCGGCACCGATTATCTGTACACGAACTCGAATTTCGCCCTGATCGGCATGGTGCTGGAGATCGTTGACCCGGAACACCGGCCGATCAAGCAGATTTTCAAAGAAGACATCATCGACCCGTTGGGGCTGACTGAAACGTCATGGCCGCCGATCGGGCCTGTTCCGCCGCCAGCGTCGATCGCTGACATGTTCAACCCGAACTTCCTCGACGCTGCCGGCGCGTTGGCGACGAACATCAACGACTACACGAAGTTCGCGGAAGCGTTGCGCGACAACGCCATGGGCCTGTCACCGGAGTCGTATGAGGCGTGGCTGTCAACATTCTGGAAGCACTCTACAGGGTGGGACCCGTACGCGAACGGGTTCTACATTCCTTCCGAGTACTACTACGGGTATGGGATAGAGTCGTTCGGAACGTGGTTCGGGCATCCGGGACTTTTTTCGGGTGGCTGGTCGTCCACGATTTTCTTTGAGCGGGACTCGGGTGCGACATTCACGCTGCACGAGAACTCGAATACCTCCAACCCCCCGGCCGCGGGCTATACCCGCATTTGGGTGCGGGTGGCGGAGTATCTGTATCCCGGAACGATTACGAATGACCAAAACTGGCCGGTGCCGCCGGAGCCGGTGGATATTGGGTTCGATGCAGTGTCGTCGGCCGGGGCTGGTGTCGGTAGCGCCACTGTGAACTTCAAGGCCTCCGAGGGGGCCACGGTGTTCGCGGTGGTGGCGTGGGACCGCGCGGGCTCAGCCCCGTCGGCCACGTATGGCGGCGCCGGCGGTGTACTTCTCGGGTCCGTTTCGCACGATGGCGATCCGGCGAATGGGGGCCTGGCGATTTTCCGCATGGAGAACGCAGGCTCCGGCGTTGCTCGCCAGATGAAGGCCACCGGCCCGGGCTGGGTGAGTGCGTATGCCATTTCGTTCAATGATGTTGTGTCGGTGGGCGCGCCGACGTTCGCGCACGGCAACGGTACTGCGCACAGCCAGTCGGTGACGGTACCGAGCGGGGTGACGCTGCAGGCGTTCTCGGCCGGGGCCGGTGGAGTGTCGTCCCACAAGATCGAGACGATCATAGGGGCGCGTTTGCGCGCGGAGCAGTCGGGGATCGCCCCGCCCCTGTGTGTCAACACGACGACCAGGACGGGAACGGTGAGCGCCACCTCGTCGCAGCCGAATAAGTGGGCTGGCATGGCGGTGAACTTGCAGATTGGGGGATGAGCGTGGCCGTTGGCTGGTGGGCTGAGTCCCACGTCTCATTCGGCGTCACCATCACTCCTGAGGTGGGATTCCGCTACGGCGGTCCGAAACAAGAGTTCGGCGTCACCCTCACCCCCGAGATCGGCATGGCCGCCGTGGCGCACAACCGTGCGAGTTTCGGTTTGTCGGTGCCGGTTTCGCTGGGGATGGGGGCGGCCAGCCACAGCAAGGCGTCGTTCGGTCTGGTGTTCGCGCCGTATATCGCGATGCGTGGTCCGGCGGCGTTCGAGCCGGTGTTTCCGTCCGAGGATTTGTATCCGTCGGTGTCGCTGTTCCCGACGCCGCGCGCGCAGTCCCCCGGATTCGGGTTGTCGTTCACGCCGAGCCTGGGGTTCGAGGCCGCGCCGAAGTTTGCGCGGTCGTTCGGTATCGAACTGGACCCGCAGGTCGGCATGGGTACCGCACTCGGGTTCACGAAGGGCTTCGGGATCGAACTGTCCCCGCAGGTTGGAATGTCCGGCGCGGAGCGGTATTACCGCGAGTTCGAGCTGACATTCGCCCCCGAAATCGGTATGGACGCCGTGGGTAATGACGGTGTTGACCCGGTGGCGTTCGACGCGGTAACCATGTCCCAGCAAGCGATATCGACGATCTCGTTCAACCACACGGCCACCGCCGGAGCGTCGGTACTGGTGTCACTGGTTGTACAGGGCAGCGACACGATCGCCTCCGTCACCTACGACGGATCGGCAATGACGCTTATCGGCAGCCAGGCCCTAAACAATAACCCTAGCCAAGGTTCTCAACACCTGTACGTCATTCATGGCGTTGCTGGCGGATCCAAGCAGGTGACGGTCAACAAGCCCACCGACTTCGGGTGGGTGGGGGCCGTCGCCGCCTCCTACCTGAACGCCACCGCCACCGGAACCGTGCAAAAGGCTTACGGGAACAGTGGTTCGGCAAGCCTGTCGGCGTCCGCCCCGGGAGAAGGCGGCCGAGTCGTCGTTTCGTTCGCCAACATGGAGAACCGGACATTTACACCTTCCGGCGGAACAAATCGGTTCTCGGGTTCGGGCCTGTTCCCCATCCTGACCATCAGTGACGCGACGACGGCCACCACATTTACTGCGACAAGTTCGTCTGGACCATGGGCCGCGATGGCTGTTCCCCTCAACCCGGTATAACTCGAAAGGAAACAATCATGGGTATTCCCAACGCAACTCACAAGGCGGCATCGGACGCTATCGCCGCTCTTGGCGACTGGATCAGTGTGCATACCGGAGCTGCTGGCACCACAGGGGCGAATGAAGCCACGGGTGGTGGCTATGCGCGGGAGCAGACGTCGTGGACATCAGGCTCCACGGGCACCAACACCGGTGACGAGGTGGAGATTTCCGTCGCCGCTGGCACCTACGTGGAGGGCGGCATCTGGTCGGCCAGCTCGTCGGGCACCTTCGTCGGTTCGGAAGCTTTCGACGACGGTGACGTGGAGGTGTCCGGTTCGGGGGCGAGCATCTCCGTGACGCCCCGCATAGTCGCCTGAAATCCTGGATAGGGGAACTGTTTTGAACATCAAAACTGATCATCAGATCGTCGCGTTCGGCAACGACATGATGGGCTTGTTTGACCGTGACGGCACACTGATTGTGCAGGCCGCCCGCGTGGTCGGCGGGTGGGAGGTCACCGCCGAGGGGCAGCCCCCGGCGACCGTGTTGGATCGGTCTTCGGCGATCACCGAAATGATCAACACCGCCCTCGCGGTGCTTCCGGGTGACGGTTATTCGTGCCTGGTGCCGAGGGGTTTACGGGCGCAACCCTAGGAGGGGTTTGGTATGGCTTATTCGAAGCAGTCGTGGGAGAACGTTCCCTCGACGAACACCCCGTTGTCGGCGGACCGTCTCAACCACATCGAGGACGGTATCGAAGGGGCGCATGAGGGGCTGGACGATAAAGCCGACCTCGCCCACGACCACGTTTTGGCCGATGTTACCGATGTCACCTCTACTGGCGCGGCTATTGCTGGCGCGGCGGATAACGATGCAGCACTGGAGGCTTTGCAGCCGGAGTTGGACAACAAGATCCACGAGATCGTCGACTACTACGCGACCAACGAGTTGGATGTTCAGGTGGATGCTTCCGATGTGGTGTCGGGCACGCTGAGCATTAATCGCATCCCCGTGGGTAGTAGTGGTTCCACGGTGTGTGTTGGTAATGATTCGCGCTTGTCGGACCAGCGGACACCCTTGGACAACTCGGTGACCCTGGCCAAGATTCAGGACGGTGCGATCACCAACGCGAAGATCAATACCGGCGCGGCGATTGCGAAATCGAAGCTGGCTTCGGATGTGCAAACCTCACTGGGTAAAGCGGATTCGTCGGTGCAGAAGTCCGGCAGCGCGTCCGGGATGTGGATGGGCACCACCCTTCCCGGTAGTGGAACCGCGGGTGTGTTGTACGTGGTGGTGCCGTGAAAGTTTGGAACGGCACGGCGTTCGTTGACCCCACTGCGTTCAAGGTGTGGAACGGGTCGGCGTTCGTCAACCCTGAGTTGTACACGTGGAACGGGACCAGCTTTGACAAGGTGTGGCCCACGTTCACCCCGTTCAGCATTTCCAGCGAAGACCCCGGATACACGGATATCTACGACGAACCGGTACCCGAGGGCGCATCCGGTTGCTGGGTCACCCTTGGCGGCGCGGGCGGCGGTGGCGGGTCGGGGCGCAGAGCCAACTCCGGCTACCGCTACGGCGGCGGCGGTGGTGGTGGCGGCGGCTACATCGGCCGCGTCTGGATTCCACGCGCATCGCTCGGCTCGACGTATACCCTCGTCCGGGGCCTCGGTGGCGCCGGTGGAGCGCGGGCGGCGGGATCGTCCAACGGCAATAACGGCACCGCCGGCGGCTCGACTGTGTTCTCGTCCGGCAGCGTTTCCCTGACGGCTAGCGGAGGGGCAGCAGGCGCGAGGGGAACTAACTCGTCGTCCAGCGGAAGCGGCGGGGCCGGCGGTACAACCAGCATCTCCGGCATATCCGCAACAGGCTATACAGGTGGCAAAGGCGGCAACGGCGGTAGTAACCCAACTAGCGGGGAGAGCCGTTCAAACGGTGCGGGCGCTGGCGGCGGCGGCGGGGGCGGCGTGCGTTCCAATGACAACAGCTTCAGCGGCGGTAGCAACGGAACCAGCTCCGGCCCCGCGGGGAACGGCGGCGGGGGGACCGCCGGAGCCATAAACACGGGCGGATCAAACGCAGGCAGCGGCGGTGACGGCTATGTCCTGGTCGAGTGGGAATAACCCCGCTAACGGTTCGGGTCACCAGCAGCGCGGAGTTGATACACACGCTGCTTGGAAATCTTCAGGGCGCGGCCAATGTCATGCCACGTGATGCCGTGGACAGTCATCGCCTCGTAGACGAGGGCAGCCAGTTCGGCATCAAGCTCGGCGATAGTCGCTGCGCGTTTCTGCCGGTTGGCGATCATGCGGTCGATGATTGTCACATCTAGGAGTGTATCTCAAAGAAACACTTGTGCACGTGGTCAAACGCGGTTAGACTTGCGTTCATCAACTTGAGACACCGCCCGGCGGGGCGATAGGCCTGAGAAACCAACCCCGCCGGACGGCCCACCCCCAACAGGAGGCCAACCCATGCTACGCAACACCATCGCAACCATCACAGCCGCCCTCACCCTCGCACTCCTCACACCCGCCGTCGCAGACGCCGCACCCAAACACTGCGACAACCACGGCACCGGCCACGGCATGATCTACAAACACGCCTGCGCCACCGGCTCCGGTGGGGCGGGGGCTGACTGGCAGATGGTGAAGAACGCGGACGGCACCCCGAAGACCGTCATGAAAGACGGCAAGCCACACAAGCTGTACAAGTGCAAGCGGCACTGCGGCGGTGGACGCTACGCCAAAACCACCACGGATCCCTGGTGACCGGCCATGAACAGGATCCACATCTCCAGCCGCGGCCCCGCCGGCTGGAACGCCACCATCCTCTTCACCGCAGGAACCGTCCTCACCGTAGCTGACGACCAAGGCCGCAAACACCTCATCGACACCTCCCGCGTCACGGTCAGGAGACTGTCATGACCAAACGAGTAGCGGGGGCGATCGGAACCGGACTCCTCGGCGGTGTCGCCCTCACCGGACTCATCTCGTGGATGTTCGCCACAGGACATCCAGCGATCGACTTCTTCATCGAACGCGACACCCTCTTCTACTTCTAAACAACTTCTAAACAACCCCCAGAAAACCCCCGCCACCAAATTAGGTGCGCGGGGTTTCTGCATGAAAGGGAACCCCGACATGGACCGTCTCGGAATCATCCTGCTCAAACTGCTCGGACCGCTGGCCGACAGGATCGCTGACCGCATCGCCGACAGGATCACCGAGAACCTGCCCGATCTGTCCGATTTGGATGATCAGATCGTCGCGAAACTCCCTGACCTGTCCAACCTTCCAGAACAGGTCATCAACATCATCGACGGCGCGCTCCGCTCCATCCCCGTCCTCGGCGGAATCCTCGGGAGCAAACGGTGACCACGAAAGATCAAGTCGCCCAAATCACCATCGCCGAAGCCAAGGCGCGCGGCTACGCCCGCAGCGAATGCCTGGCGGTCATGTCCACCTTCTACCAAGAGTCCGGCTGGAACGACACCATCTGGGACCCCACCCACACCACCTACGGCATTGCCCAACAGGACGGCTCCTACCCACACCGATTCGACGGTGCCGCAGCCCAAATCAAAGGCTTCTTCGACAAGCTCGACGTGTGGCGCGCCAAACCCGGTGCCAGCACCGATATATGGCTGAACATCTGCTGGATGCAGCAGGCCCCGAACTGGCCCAGCGCTGACTATTGGTACGCCAACGGCCGCCGCGCCTACCTCACCGAAATCAAGTCACGCATCACCACCGTCACCCCATACCTCGACAAGTACTGGCCCGCCGATGGAGGTACCGCCGTGCCCGACGAACCACGCCCCGACTTCAACGAGTTTCCGATCTGGTCGGCCAACAACAGTTCCCGCAGCGGCAAGCCCACTATGTTCCTGATCCACACCCAGGAGGGTGGTGGTGGGGACGCAGCCGCTGAAAACCTCGCCAAATGGTTCCAGAACAGCAACGGCGTCTCCTACCACTACACGATCTCCCAGGCGTCCGATGGTGGTGTGACGGTGGTGGATTGCGTCGACACCGACCGTGCGGCCTGGTCTGTGGGCAACGCGAACAGCATCAGCATCAACCTGTGCTTCGCTGGGTCCCGCGCTGCCTGGTCGCGGGATCAGTGGATGAAGCAGGCCAACGCGATCGACGTCGCCGCATATCTGGCGGTGCAGGACGCGAAGAAGTACGGCTTCGAACCACTCGTGGTTCCCCCGCCATACACAAACGGCCGCCCGGGCATCTCGGATCACCGCTGGGTAACCGACGTGTTCAAGTGGGGCACCCACACCGATGTTGGTGCCAACTTCCCGTGGGACTACTTCACCGAACGCGTCAACCACTGGGCGGCTGGCGGCAAGACCGAACCCGAACCGCCGAAGGTGAAGCACTTCCCCGACGACTGGACCGATCGCGAACTCGCCGTGGAGACCTTGCGTCAGCAGCGCGGCTACACCCTGAACGGCTGGCCGCAGCTCGGCGGCCGCACAGTGGTGGACGTACTGGGCGCGATCGGAGCGAAGCTCGGCATCGAAGGCTGCTACGACGTCAAGGGCAAGTCCTGATGCGCATCGACGGGCAGTATGTGGGCCTCGGGTTGGGTGATTCGTCCGAGGAAATCCGCCGGATCAAGACGTTCATGCGGAAAAAGTTCGCCTCCTACGCTGGGCATCTCACCGACACCCCGCTCTACGACGAGCAGATGACCGCCGCGGTCGCTGAAATGCAGTCCCGCTACAACGCGGCAGGACTGTTGCGCGACGGGCTCTACATCCCGGGGATTGTAGGGGCCGAAACCAAGTACGTCATGGGCTACCTACCGCGCCCCGTCGTGGACACCCGGCCTGTTCTGATCACCGTGTGCGGCACCGGTGTTCCCTGGTGGATCGGCCCCGACGCCGACACCGCCCGCGCCGTCGAAGACAAATACCTGTGGCAGCCCGTCGGCTACCCAGCAGCACCATTCCCGATGGGCAAATCCATTGCCGCCGCCATCACCGAAACCCACAACCAGGCTAACCGGTGGCGCCAACGCATCGAAACCCACGGCGCCGCCCTAGCGGGCTACTCCCAAGGCGCGGTAGTGGTTTCCGAACTGTGGATGAACCACATCGCACCCGAAACCGGCTCCCTGCACTGGATGAAGCCGCACATCGAGAAAGCCGTGACGTGGGGCAACCCGAACCGCGAACTCGGTCACGTGTGGGCTGATCACGGCGGCTCCCCAATGGCCCCATCGAACACTCAGGGCGTCTCATCGAACGGTATGCGTGACACCCCGCCGTGGTGGCGCGACTACGCACACCAGGGCGACTTGTACGCGTGCACCGAACCGGGCGACACACAAGAGGTCCGCAACGCCATCTGGCAGATCGTGCGCGACCTGGACCTGTTCACCGGACCCGATTCGCTACTCGCCCAAGTAATCGAACTTGTGCAGGCCCCGCTACCGGAGACGATCGCGATCACCAAAGCGATCCTCGACGCCGGCATGTTCTTCGCGAAACGCACCGGCCCGCACGTGGACTACAACGTCCAGCCTGCCATCGACTACCTACGCACATAACGGGAGGACCACCTGATGTTGACACGTTCGTTTTGGATCGACGCCGCCGAACGCGCGGCCCGCACGTTCGCCCAAACCGCGATCGCCACACTCGGCGCGGGCGCGGTTGACCTACTCGCCACCGATTGGGTGTCAGTGCTGTCAGTGTCCGGCGGCGCCGCAGTGGTGTCACTGCTGATGTCTATCGGCGCGGAACGCCGCGGCAACCCCGGAACGGCTTCGGCGACTAGAGCGGTCACCGCCGCATGATCTTGGAGTCGGTGCGCGAAGCGATGGACGCCGCGTACCAGCCAGACGACGGTATCGACCTGATAGGACTGCTCATCATCGGTTTACCTTCCACGATCGCAGCGATCGGAACGGGAATTGTCGGTGTCCTCACTGTTCGAGGGCAACGCAAGGGCCGGGAACGTGCCAGACGGATCGACGCGAAAACCTATGAGATTCACGAGCAGACCGTCAACACCCATGACACCAACATGCGCGACGACCTCGACGAGATACGCGATCTGGTGCGGGACGGATTCAAACAGATTCAACGGGACATCGGAGGGTTGAGGGAGGAACTGCGAACCGAACGCCTCGAACGCATCGAAGGCGACAAGCGACGCGACCGGTGAAACACCAGGAAAGGGAACACCGAATGTCACTATTGGCCGATCTTGCAGGTTTGGAGCCCCGCACCTGCCCCGCATGTGATTGGGTTGGTGCCCGGTCGAAACAGGAACGCGCAGAGATAAATGCGTCGGTGGAGTCCGCGAAACGCGGCGACGTCAGGTTCACCGATGTGTTGCGGGTCCTCGTCAAACACGGTATGCCAGACATGAACGCGCAAGCGTGGCGGCACCACGCGAGGAACCATCATGTCGCTGACTAGCGACCTTCGCCAGGTGCGCATCGCCGAAGGTGTGCGCAACAAAATCCTGATCCTCGACGTTGAACGGCTCCCCGGAATCACCGAACAATACTGGTGGGGCAGGGGAGACCTGAAGAACCGGTACGTGCAGTACGAGACGGTGACCCGCATGCCGCGCACCACGATTGTGTGCGCCAAGTGGTATGACCAGCCCGAGGTTATCCAGCTCGCCGAATGGGACAAAGGTGGACGCAAACGGTTCCTGCGGCGCGTCCACAACCTGCTATCCCAAGCGGATATAGTCGTCGGGCACTACATCGACGAAGCTGACGTGCCGTGGCTGAAGGGTGATCTGCATTTGGAGGCCGGGTTACCTCCGCTGCCTCCGTTCAAAACCGTTGACACGTTGAAGGTGTTACGCCGCGAGTTCAAATCCGGTGCCCCATTCAAAGGTTTGGACGCGTTCTGTCAGATCGTTGGCCTGCCCGCCAAAACTGACCGCTACGACCGGGGCGCGATGGAACGCGCCGTGACGGGGAAGAGCGTTGAGGATCGGGAACGCTTGGTGTCGTACTGCGCTGGCGATGTGGTAGCCACGCAGGGGTTGTACGACTTCCTGCGTCCGCACATCAAAAACCATCCCGCACTGTTCGTTGACGGCGAGGACAGGTTGATGGTGTGTAACCGGTGCGGTGGTGAAACGGTGGTGATCCCGCGGCGGTACGTGGCGAATGTGTTGACGTACACGATGCGCCGCTGCACCAACTGCGGGGCGCATTCACGACTGTCCATCGAGCCGGAACGCATGAGCGCTGTGAGAGGGGTCTGACCAATGAACGTTCGAGTGTGCACGTTCCTAGATCATGTTGTGACGGTGGGCTTCCTGTGGGACGCGCTCAAAGAATGGATGCGACTGTGAGGCCGGCCGATCCTGTCCGGGCTGCGATCCAAGAGAGTTTGGATGCGCAGGGCGAAGGCTGGCAGGTCGCGCACTATGTTGTGGTCGCCGGCTTGGAGCGGATCACCGCCGACCGGATGGACTTGGGTGCGACGACGATCATCACCCCAGTAGGTCAGCCTGACTATCTGACTGAGGGCCTGGTGGGCCGCTACTGGGACGAGTCGGATGATGAGTGATCCGCAGTTGGAGTTGTGGCGGTCGGTGTGGCTGGCGGTCGTCGCGGGGATGATCGTCGCGCTGTTAATTCACGTCCTGGCTTAATCAACGCCTCATGAAGCATCGAACTTCAGGAGAGGTTACGGGGCCGCCCCGCTTGCACACACTCTCCAGTGCAAGCGGGGCGGCCCTCTTTTCGCGTATCTACTAGTGCTTGGGGTTTCGGGCAGCTCTGTATCGTTCGGAGGCATCCAGGTTTTGGCATGTGTGGTGCATTGGGGGAAGGGTGTCGATAACTGTCTCCCCGTCTTTGAACGGTTGACCGCACCGGCCGCAACGATCATCGGTGTTCATCAGTTGCACATCTCGCATCCGTGGCCGGTCGGGTAACTGCCAGTGGGCTGCATCAACGCGACCTCAACAGAACCACAAGCGGTGCACATGCCGTAAACGACGTCATCCGACTTCACCTCACAACCACCACACATCACAGCTTCGTAGCGGTCAGTAGCTGCAGTCATTTCATCCTTCTTTCAGCCATCGTTGGGAACCGTGATCGCTGTCCGCCGACGCTCCAGATGCTTCAACCGCTCAATCGAAGGCACAGCAAGCTCAGTTGGATCCTCATGCTCCCCTATGAAAAGAGAGTACGACGGCGCGACGACATGTAGGACCAGTGAAAACCCCTATAGGGTTACCTTTAGGGTGATCCCCTCTGAGGCTTATGGCCTCTGACCTGTGCGCCGTGAGGGTTTCGAACCCCCGACCCGCTGATTAAGAGTCAGCGGTTGATAGGCTGCATACCAGGAGAAACGTTGTCAAACCCGCAGGTAGACCCCCGATACTGCGCAATTCTGCGTAATGCTGCGCAGCACCGTAGGGTGAACCGTAGGGTGACCCCCTGGGAGGGAAAACGATGGCAACTAAGAAACGCAGAACCCGCGGAGACGGAGCGTTCTTCCAGCGCGCCGACGGCAAATGGATGGGGCGAGTAGAACTACCCCCCGACCGCAACGGCAACCGCCGCTACAAATGGGTGTCCTCCGTGGACCGCAACACCGCCATGGCCAAACTCAAACAGCTCCGCCGCGACGTCGAAGAGGGCCGCATCGCCACCACCTCATCCACAACTGTGGAGAAGTGGATGCTGCACTGGATCGACAACATCCACGCCAAACGTAAAGTCCGCCCCGGCGTCCTCAACGACTACCGGGCCGCCATCCACAACCACATCAACCCGATCCTCGGCGCGAAACGCATCGACAAACTCACCCCGCAGCATGTGCGAGACCTGCACTCCGAGATCGGGGCCTCCCGCACCGCCGAGCTGGTCCATGTCATCGTCCAGAAAGCCCTGGACGATGCGGTAGCGGAGGGTGTGGCGACCAGGAATGTGGCCGCATTGGTCGACAAGCCCGAGTACCGGAAGAAGAAACGCAACGGCTTCCCGGCGGACGTGGCGCAGCACATCATCCACACCGCGTTCCAAGTGTGCGACGAACCAGATGCGGTGCGGATCGCCGCCGGTTTCCTGACGGGCGCCCGCCGTGGGGAACTCCTCGGCCTGCGCTGGCCCTACGTCGACAACCCCGCTCAGGGATGGATCACCATCGCTTGGCAGTTGCAATCGGAAACCCGCGTCCACGGCTGTGGGGATCCTCTACCCGAACCGTCACCGCTGTCCCGGCCCGACCGTATGCCCAAGAAACCCCCGTACTGGCCTTGCGGGAAGACACGGGCATGGGCATGCCCGCAGTCCCGGTGGGACCTGCCGGCGCATTTCGAGTACCAGGAATGTGAGGGGTCGTTGTTGTTCACCCGGCCGAAGACGGACGCTGGTTGGCGTGAGGTGCCGTTGTTGCCGCCGTTGTATGTGGCGATGCAGAAACTCCGCACCGACAATCCGCACGGCTTGGTGTGGCACAAGGAGGGGAAGCCGATCGATCCCCGTTCGGACTACGACGTGTGGCGTGGCGTGTTCCGCGCTGCTGGGGTGATCGGTCCAACCGAGTCGTTGCCGCCGCACAACTCGCGGCACACCACCTCGACATTGCTGCGCGCAGCGGGTGTGGATGAGCAAACGCGTATGGAGATCTTGGGTCATGCGAGTGTGGATGCGCAGCGGATCTATGCGCATGCGGACCGGGCGAGGCATCTGGAGGCCATGCAGGGGCTGTCCGAACTACTCCCATCGACGTTTGCGTTAGAAACAAAATAAGGCGACCGACTTGTAAATGCGCCCTGCCGAGGGATTCATCATCCCCGGCAGGGCGCTTTTTTTGCGTTCTGGCGGGTGGTCAATCCGTCATGGTCCAAGTTCCGCAGCCGCTCGTGCGGAACACGATGCGATGATCCCCGTTGATTGTGCCGGTCCACGACGCGACACCATCGGGTTGGATGTTCGCGCGGACAGTGCCGGATGGTGCTTCACCTTCGCGGAGTGTTTCGCCGCCGCGGTAGTCGGCGATGCTGACGACCGCCCACGTGCAGCCGGGGGAGCTGGGTGGGATGGTGGCGGTGTAGGTGCCCCAGTCGTATCCGTCTGCGCCGCCCATGTTGTGGGTGCCGTCGCCGGGGATGGTGCGGTACGGGTTGGGCCGTGTAGTGGTGGTGGTTGGTGTGGTGGTTTGTGATGCGCTTCTGTCGTCGTCGTCGTTGTTGCGTGCGGAGACGATGCCTACGACGGCGAGCACAGCGAGCGCGGTGACCATCACCTTCCCTGGTGACAGATCATTGGTGGTCATCTGGTAGTAGGTCTTTCTGTGTTGGTGGCTAACTTTCGCGCACTGGCGTTATCTGATCGTGACATTCCCATGTTTGGGCTTCCTGTGTCGATTTTGGCAATGATCCGTTAGCGTCTACGCATCCGGTTGCGAGGGGTGACCGGTGCTGGTGATTTCGGTAGGTGCAGCACATGTTTGATGACGAACTCGACACTCTGCTGGTGCGGATTTTGAACGCGATGGACGAGTGTCCGCCAACAACATGGACGTTGCGCCGGGCACGTCTAGTCCTTGCGGCGTTGACGTGCCCGGACGCTCCTGGCGATGTGGTCGCGAATCTCCGCCCCGGCTGTTTCGCCGGTCCGAGGTTGGCGCGGCTGCGTCGTGTCACTGGTCGTGGCGTCTAGGTCGCCCTCCTGGTCTTGACGCGCTTCGCGCGGTGTTCGCGTCGTCTGCGTAGTTTCCATGACATTTCGTGCCTCCTTTAGTCGTCGCCGGACTTCGGCGAGAAGTTCGTCGTCTGAGTAGCGGACTATCGCCGGCTCGGGTAGCGGCGGCGGAATGTCTGACTGTTGAAATCCGGCTATCGCCAGAGCTTCGTTGACATCCCATTGGACAGCTCGGGCAGCGGCGGCCACGGTGGATGCGGTCGTTCCGATTGGGATCAGTGTCCCTTTGTTGATCTGCCACCCCGTTTCCAGTTGCTTCCACCGTCCTGCGCTGACGGCGGGCTTGTCGCTGCCTGGTGGCGTTGTGCGCCGTGAGGCTTCGCGCTGAGATAGCCCGACGCGCTCTCTGTGCCGCTTGAGTTCTGGCCCGAATGGCCAGTCTTCGCGGTGTTCCTTGTTCTCGTTCACGCCTACATGTTCGCGTGCAAACAGGTGCAAAGTCCACTGCTTGCACAACCCTGATTCTTTGCAGTTACGCGCTTGTAGTTTTCGAACATTGCAGGTCACAGCATTGTTGGCGCGAACTGCGCGCGAACTCTTGCGGTTTGCACTTGTTCGCATTACAGTTGGCGGCATGGTCAAACAGTCCTACGGGGTGTGGCAGGAACTCCGGGTCATCCGTGAGCGCACAGGTTGGTCATCCGCCGAACTGTCCCGCGAAAGCGGAGTTTCCGCCCCTTACCTCTCCCAGCTTGAGAACGGTGACCGGTGGCCGAACGCCACCGTCACCAAGAAGCTCGCCGTCGCGCTCAAGGTTCCCGTCTCCGTATTGGAGCGGCCAGCAGAGCAGAAAAACCCCGCCGCATAAAAAGCCCCCACCTGTGTGGAGCAGGTGAGGGCAGAGACAACGAGGAAGAAGCTCGAATGTCTGAACTACAGCGTATCAACCGGGGCGTCTGCCCCACTCCCGGCAAGAAGCAGTACCGCTCTCAAGCCGAAGCGAACCGGTGGCAGCGACAGAAGTACGCCGGCCACGGCAACCGCAAGGAACGCCTCTACGCCTACCAGTGCCCGAGCGGTGAGCACTGGCATCTGACCCACCACACACCCGAGGCGCAGCAGACCGTGTTCGACAAAACCACCGGACAACCAGGACTAGTTCCCACCTCGAATGCGTTCGAGGGCCACAACGTGCGGCACGTGTTCACCGATCAGCCCTACTGGGTTGCCAAGGACGTGTGCGAGGCCGCGGGGATTTCGAAGTACCGCGACGCGATCGTCCAACTGGACGACGACGAAAGGGTGTACCTGTTCGTGGACACCCCTGGCGGACCGCAACGCATGGTCGCGGTCACCGAGGCAGGTGTGTGGTCACTGCTCATGATCAGCCGGTCGCCGAAGGTGAAGCCGTTCAAGCGGTGGATGACGCATGAGGTGTTGCCGTCGATCCGCAAGACCGGCGGGTATTCCGCTGTCGATACGAATATTGCGCTTCCTGACCGCAAGACTCTTGCCCAGTGGGTGGTTGAGGCGGAGACCCGCGCCGAGCTGGCTGAGGCGAAGGCGTTGGAGTTGTCAGTTCCTGCGTCGGCGTGGAATGAGTTGGCCGAGGCATCGGGTGACTACTCGGTGTCGGATGCGTCGAAGGTGCTGTCCCGCGACCCGGCGGTGAACATCAAGGAACGCGCTCTGTTCCAGTACATGTCGAGCATCGGTTGGGTTTTCAAGCGGCAGGGCCGTTGGAAGGCGTACCGCGATCAGTTGGAGACGGGTCGTCTCGCGGAGAAAGTTGCGAAGCCGTTTTGGCATGAATCTCGCGGTGAGTGGGTGAATGGTGAGCCCACGGTGCGGATCACGCCGAAGGGTTTGGCGGAGTTGCATAAGCGTCTCGGTGGTACCGGTCAGCTCGCGTTGGCGGCCGTGTCATGAGCTTCTCTTTCTATGCAGAGCCCAGCCAGATCCTCAAGAGAGGCCATGGTGGTGTGACCGTAGGACTCGGGGAAAACAACGGATCCGAATTGGCCTACTTGTACGTCGGTGATGGATACCGCCACGAGGGTGACGTTCTCCTGGATGCCGATGAACTCACGGATCTGATCGACCAGCTGACCATCATCCGCAACGCGATGAGGGAGACGCGATGACGTTTCATTCACGCCCGAGGCCTCCGATTCAGCATTTCCCGAAACCGAAGAAACCTTTGTTCCAGTCGAAACCTAAGGATGCGAAATGAGCACTCCCAGATGGGCCACGTTCAAAGAGGCCGCGTCATACCTCCGCCTGAAATCAGACGTGCTGATACGGGAGGCAGTCAAAAACGATGGGTTGAAGGCATATCCGATCGGTAACGGTCGGGAGGCGCGTGTTGACCTGAATGAGGTTGATGAGTGGATGAAGTCGCGTAGCTATGAGCCGAGGTCCGCGTGAGTACTGAGTTGCAGAGGTATGTCGCAAGTTTGGACGTGTCCGCATGAGTGATGTGGTTGAGCGGGCCAAGAGATCGCTGAACATCTACGAGTACTGCAGAGCGGCTGGCGTTGAGATGGGTGCGTATCCCGACAATCTCGTGCGGGAGCTGGTCGCCGAGGTTGAGCGGCTGCGGGCAGAGAAGCTTGGGCTGGAAATCTCGGAATCCAATCTGCTTGTCGAGCTACGCAACGAGGTTGAGCGTCTGCGTCCCAGGGTGATTGAGACCGTCGAACAACTCGACGCGCTGCCGGAAGGTTCGATCGTCGAGGCAGTTATAGGCGTGCCCGAAGTCAAGTGGGATGGCTGCTGGTATGCGATGACGGCAGATGCATTCGAGCCTGACCTTCCGGCCCACGTGCTTTACATCCCGGAGGTCGGCAAGTGAGTACGTCTGCTCCTAAGCATCGGAGTGTGTGTCAACTGTCGGGTGAAGTGACTCGCCCGTCTGGGTTGTGGAAAGCGTTGGCGGAGTTCGACGCAAAGCAGATGAAGGAAGCGGCGGAGTTGGATGCGTTGCGTGAAGAAAACGCGCGGCTGAGGTGCCGGCTGCAGGAACTGGGGGAGTCAGCATGAGTAATCCGACGAAGGCAAACGCTGAGGCGATCTATCGCGCCACCAACAGGGCGGTTGATTACCTGATGCGTGCACAGGGCGAGCTTCGGTGCGCACTTGCACTGGCGGAGAACGACTACGAGTACAACGACGAGAAGATTCGTGATCTGTACGGATCGGTTCGGCTGGTTTCCTCTGTCGCCAATTTGGAGGCGGGCACATGGCGCGGCTACGCCCGTAATCGCAAGGACGAATCGGAGGCTGACGGTGAGTGATCCCGCAATGAGTAAGTACGGGGTCCAGTACGAGCCCTCAACAGGGAAGATCCGCGCGGGGCGTCTCAACAAAGCTGGGGACACCTTGGTTGAGAAGCAGGACGTGTCGGGGTCGGCCATCTGGGCGGTCGCGCAATGGCTTGAAGCTCACGACGAAGGGTTCCCCTACGAGATCTTCAAGTACGTAGAGGGCGGCGAGGGATACCGCCTTACCGTCGAGAAACTGGAGATTGGACATGCCTGATCCCGCAGTAGAAGCCGCAGCGCGTGCGTGGGAATGGTATCCCGTTCCAAAAGACATTCCGCTGGTTGTTCGCTCTGTCCCTCTCGCCGCTGCCCGCGAGGCGTTGAAGCCGATCCGCGAACTACACCACCCAATCGATGAGCACGGCGATTCTGTCGAAGAGTGCAGCGAGTGCAGACACCGTTGGCCCTGCGATACCGCCAAGCTGATTTACACCTCTGAGGAGCTTCAGTGAATCTTGTTGAGCGTTTGAATGCCAGGTTTAACAACGTGATTCATGACGGGCTCGCCTTGGTGGGTGCTGTGGTGGATCCGTGGCTGGCCCGGTTGGAGCGGCAGGCCATGTCGAATGCTCTGGGCCGTGATTTCGGTTTGGACTATGCGGATTCTCTTGTGGCTGTGGAGGCTGAGGAAGAAGTCCACGAACCCGCCAGGTTCCTCTACTTATGTGATCGCTGCTTCGCACAGATGGATCAGGGCTACCACGACTCCAACGGTGGCGTCTGCATGGACTGTTCGATGAAGGACAGTGCGATCCGTGCCATCTGGTGCTTCGAGCATCAGCAGTTGCGCAGCGGTTGTCATGGGCTGCCGCATGTTTCTGCCGGGCATCGGGTTTCGGCAGACCCGTCATCCACTCCTGTGGGTGACATTGGTCCCGGCGCGGGCATGGTTCCCCCGCCTCCCCCCGCGCCGGGACCTTCCAAATGCACCTGCCCCACCGCGGAATGTGAACTCCTCGCCGAAGAGATCTGCGATGAGGCTGAGGAAGCCGAACTGCTCGACGAGTTCATGGAGTTGGGGGAGTTCTTGGACACCGCCACTGCGGAGGAACTCGCCGCGATGCGTCGGCAGCGTGAGGTGTCCGAAGACGATCTCACGATGCGCATCGCTGATCTTCATGGCTGGTCTGCGCCGAGCAGGGCGGACAGTCGGATCGCTCGGGCTCTGCTGGAGACGTATCACATCACCCCGAAGTAAAGGCGGGCCGCCGCCCCATTGCGCGGGACGACGGCCCTAACACCGGAAACACACAACTAAGGAGACAATTCCCGATGTCAATCCAAGATTCTAAACCCTCATGGTGGGACCACCACCAAACAAACTGGTCCGACCTACCCGTCACCACCAATCCACCCATGGCTGACTTGAGCCATCTCCAAGAGTTCGAGGACCTGGCATCGGCGGTCATGAGTGAACTGGACCGTGTCGGTGGCTGGCCGTTCATACCGCCGTGGCACTGGGAAACGGAGCCGACGATCTGGGAGCAGGTGAACGGCGACGCCGTCGTGGCGTTGTTGCGCGACTACCTCACGACAGGAGAAGCAGCATGAGGCGCAACGAGAAGTCCTGGCGCTACTGGTGGACGATGCCCCTGCTGATCGCCGCAGGCATCATCGGCCCAGGTTTGACCGCACCAGAAGCCCACGCCGACATCAACAGCGACGCCTTCGTGATGGCACTCGACTCCGAAGGCATCCCCTACACCAGCAAAAACGACGCCATCAAAGCAGGCAAAGCTGTCTGCACCATCCTCGACACCGGCCTGTCCATGTACGAGGCGTCAATCGTGGTGTACGAGAACACGGACCTGTCCATGTACGACTCGGGGTATGTGGTGGGTGCTGCCACGGCGGCATTCTGCCCGGAGCATCTCCGCGAAACCGGGTGGGTGGTGTAGGTGGCGAACTCACCGTTCATCCAACTGGCAGAAGTCCACACCAGCGACTGGCGTTCACGGGCGCGCTGCACCCACGAGGACGGCGACATTTGGTTCCTCAACGAATCCGGCCACTACACCGCCGACCCCGCACGCCGCATCTGCTGGACCTGCCCCGTCCAAGCGCCATGCCTCAAATTCGCGTTGCAACACAACGAGGCCGGCGTGTGGGGCGGCTTCTCAGAGAAGGAACGTGCCCGCATCAAGCGTGGCGAGCTGCCCCCGGTGAAACCGGCACGGTTCACCGAGAAGGAATGCTTGCAGTGCGGTGAGGTGTTCGAGCCGGTCACCCGCAGGGCAAGGTTCTGCTCGCAGAAATGCAAGAAGCGCGCCGCGAATGCGTTGCGGTCACAACCATCCCTGAAGATCTGCACGCAGTGCGGCGGCGAGTTTATGGGGACGTATGCGAAGACCTGCTCGAATGAGTGCCGACGGGCGCAGAGGTGGGGCGCGTGAGCATCGACTGGTTCGCCGTGGAATGCGCCGTGAACGGAACTCCCATGCGGCTTAACACCGAAGAGCGCCGAATGCTGGTGCGGCGGCGCCCGAAACTCCCCGAAGTGGAGTTGGCGCGCAGGGCGCACTGCACGGTCCGCACCATCGAACGGGACAGGGCTGAACTGCCTGCGGCAAAGTTACAATCCTGCCCGGTGTGCGGGGAGGACGCGTGGGTCACGACCGATGGCAACATGGAAGCCCACCCAGACAGGCTGTTTCAGGAATGCCCACTGTCGGAGACGGATTGGGAATCCCGTATCGCTGCAACAGTCATCTGGTTGTCTCGGCGTATCCGTAGCGGTGACTCCCTGCCCGTGTGGGCCTATCTGACAAGCCTCCCGGAAACCGAACGCACTCAACTGTTGATGGCTGCCCTTGCCGGTGTGCCAGATGTTGAGGACCCGTTCGCGTGGATCACAGAACTGGAGTCCGTTGCATGACCGACCTGTCTCATCTCCTGGTCATCATCAACGAGGACCGGCACTCGTGGCGAGACAAAGCCCTGTGCGCCCAAGTCGATGTGGGGGACATGTTTTTCCCCGGTAAGGGGGAGAGCGCGAAGCCGGCGAAGAGAATTTGTGCCCGGTGTGAGGTGCGGGCCGAATGCTTGGAGTTCGCGTTGGCGAATCGCGAGAACTATGGGGTGTTCGGGGGGTTGTCGGAGCGGGAACGGCGGCCTCTGCTCAAAGCGAATGGTGAGGATCAGGTGGCATGAGCAACGGGAACAGGCTCACCCCAGAGCAGGTGCAGACGATTCTGTTGATGACTCGTGAGGGGTGTTCCGCCAAGCATATTGGGGAAGTGGTGGGTTGTTCGGCTCGGACGGTGGTTCGGGTTCGGGCGGCTGGTGACGCGCGTCTGGCGTCGCCGGATCAGTTTGTTCCGTTGAGCCAGGAGCAGAAAGATTTCGCCCAGTATTTGCTTGATGACGGCGCACCCTATAACGAGGTTGCCCGCACGTTGGGTGTGAGCCGGACAACGGTCGAAAAGTATTTCCCTGGTTACGGGTGGTCGAAGAAGCAGGCTGCCGAGTTCATGGCTCTGGTCAAGAAGTTCCGCTGGTTGGAGGCTTCGTGATGTGCGTGTGTGGCCATAACCGGTCCCGTCACCGCTACCAGTGGGACAAGTTCCGGGGACGGTGGGACACGGGTTGTGACGCCACCAACTACCACGGCCCCGCCGGGCATGAACGCTGCCGCTGCTCCAAATACCAAGACAAGGAAGACGAATGATCACTGATACGGGGGTCATCACTGCGAGGGATGACGCGAAAGCCGGTGCGGCTGCGTTGGATGACGCGAGGTGTGCTTTGCACGAGCTGTTGAACGAGGGACCGCCACTGCCGTTCCTGGATCGTGAAGCGCTGGAACTCAATTTGGAGGTTGTGTCCAAGGCGTTGTCTCGGGTTGATGCGGTGATCGGTTCGTTGGACCGGTTGGCAGACAGGTGGACAGCATGAGCCGTATCGAAGCCACGTTGAGGCAGATGTTCCGTGACCACTTCTTCGACGACACCTACCCGGAAGACGAAACCGAGTGCTGTGTTGAAGAGTTCCTGGAAGCGTTGAAAGCGAACCGCATCGCACTCGTAGAACTCCCCGAACCGATCGTGGATGAGGAATGGGGCGATAAGTACTGGCCTGTCCCGCAGGAACGGCTGGGTATGGAGCACGGCCGGATCCGTATTGAGAAATGGCCTTCAGGACCGCGTATCTGCTCGGTGTCGGTGAGTAACCCGATTCGCCCGTACAACGTGGCGGCCTACGCCACTGCTCTTCTCGCTGCTGCTGCGGAGGTGACCGAATGAGCCTGAGTTTCAAACCAGCGACTCGTGAAGCGTCCTACGCGCGCATCGCACTGTCCGGGCCATCCGGCAGCGGTAAAACCTACACCGCCCTCGCGCTCGGCACCGCTCTCGCGGACAAGGTAGCGGTCATCGACACCGAACGCGGATCCGCATCAAAATACGTGGGGCTCAACGGGTGGCAGTTCGACACCGTACAACCAGACAGCTTCTCACCCCTGTCCCTCGTGGAACTGCTTGGGTTGGCGGCTGGCGGGGAGTACGGCTGCGTCATTGTCGACTCCCTGTCCCACTACTGGATGGGTGTCGACGGCATGCTTGAGCAGGCCGACAGGCACGCCGTACGGGGCAACACGTTCGCCGGGTGGAAAGAAGTCCGACCCGACGAACGCCGCATGATCGACGCCCTGGTGTCCTATCCCGGTCACATCATCGTCACCATGCGGTCAAAAACCGAGTACGTCATCGAAGAGAACGAGCGCGGCAAGAAGACCCCTCGCAAGGTGGGCATGAAACCGGAACAGCGCGACGGAATCGAGTATGAGTTCGACGTTGTCGGCGACCTGGATCACGACAACACACTCACAGTAGTGAAGTCCCGAATCCACACTCTGGCGAAGGCTGTTGTGCCGATGCCGGGGGAGGAGTTCGCCCACCAGATACGGGATTGGTTGTCGGATGGGGCACGCGTCCCCACAGTCGCGGAGTACCGCAAACAAGCCCTGGCGGCCGAGACCCGTGAGGAACTCAAAGCCCTCTACGACGAGGTGTCTGGTCACAAACTCACCGTGGCTCCGACCGTAGACCGGGATGGGAACTCCACAGTGCTGGGCGATCTAATCACCGACCTAGCGCGCGAAATGAAAAGAGCTGAACAGTGAGCGACAACACCGGAATCGAGTGGACCGACGCCACATGGAATCCTGTCACCGGCTGCACCGAGGTCTCTCCGGGGTGTGATCACTGCTACGCCAAGACGTTCGCGCATTCACCGGACCACCGTCGCTGGCTTACTTCCTCGTGAAGGTGCTCGGGTGATGTGTACGTACACGGTTTCGGGGACGTGGCCCCATTACATCGTCACCGGTGGAACCGAACCACCGAAATGCTTCAACTCCACCGTCACCGCCGTCAAATACCTGGAACAGATTCTCCAGCAAGGCGACACCATCAACTGGCAGGTCCCATGAAAATCGGATCCATCTGCTCAGGTGCCGCCGGCCTAGACCTCGCCGTAGAGCAGGTATTCGGAGCGCACACGGTGTGGCACTGCGAAGTCGACACTGCCGCCTCGAAAGTCCTCGCACACCACTACCCCGGAGCGCCCAACCATGGCGACATCACCACCATCAACTGGGACACCGTCGAACCCGTCGACATTCTCTGCGGCGGATACCCCTGCCAACCGTTCTCCCACGCAGGACAACGAAAAGGAACCAACGATGAACGCCACATCTGGCCCTACGTACGGGAAGCAATTCGCCGAGTACGACCCCGATACACGGTCCTGGAAAATGTGGCCGGACATCGGTCTCTGGGGTTCGATCGAGTACTCGGAGACCTGGCCGAAGACGGGCTACATGTCCGATGGACGAGCATTCGAGCTTCCGACATCGGAGCCCCACACCAGCGAGAGCGAGTGTTCCTCTTCGTTACCGACCCCGCGGGGGAGTGCAGCGAGAACATCGTACGGGGCTGCAACGCGGAAGGACTCGCGATCGTCCCCGAGTCTGGAGCAGGCAATCGAAATTGCCGAAGGCCGGTTGCCGCGGGAGTTCGACAACTGGGAACAGCTACCCATGAGCTGGCAGCCTTAGGCAGTCAGCCGGGCCTGTGCCCGCATTGCGCAGCCGCACTCCGTCGGGCAACCGCTGGTGAACCGCCTCTGTGGAATGACGACTACTGCCCCGACCCAAACGTCTGCGACACCACTGTCGTAGACCTTCTACCCACCCCATCAGCGGCTGATGGTGGAGGCGGTCATCTGACTCGATCTGGTGACCGTTCGCACGAGCTTCTTCTGCCTGGTGTTGCCCGTGCTTACAGCCGAGGTGAATTGCTTTCAACTCCGCAAGCGCGTGACTACAAGGGGATCCCCGCTGATGGATTCAACGTTGCGAACTTGTGTAGGGATGTTGCTGATGAACAGAACTGGGGAAAATATGCAAAAGCAATTCATCGGTGGGAGTTGATGACTCGCACGTCTCCTGCCCCGACTCAACAGAGTCGCAACGGGAATCATCGTCTCCACCCTGCATTCCCGGAGTGGATGATGGGCTGGCCCGCGGGCTGGGTCACCCAGGTTCCAGGAATTTCTCGTAACGATCAACTCCGAATCATCGGCAACGGTGTTGTTCCGCAGCAGGCGGCGGCAGCGTTGCGGTGGCTCCTGTCCATAGAGGTGGCCGCATGATCACCGTTGCTTGCGCCGAATGCGCCCGCACCCAAGGCCGCCCCGTCACCGCCGAATTCACCACCACCGACGACGCTCAACACTTCATCCGCCGACACCACGCCTTTGCTGATCACAGAGCACACATCGAGGAACACCATGACGTGCCTGTTGTGTGATCATCCCCGCTCCACTCACACACCCCAATGCCGTGTCCGGCTGGGTGTGGATGCGGATGACATGACCCGGTACACGCAGTGCCTATGCCCAGGATTCGAAGGCACAGAAGAGGAGGACTGATGCCGAAACGCATTCAACGAAAACGGGTCAAGGGCTGGCGCATGCCCGAGGGCGCGATCTACGTCGGGCGGCCAACCAAGTGGGGCAACCCGTACGCCCTCGATATTTACCGCACGGACTATCCCGAGTACGCAGACCAGCCGGGCGAGTGGCGCCGGATGGCTACGAGCGATTTTCACGGACTCGTCACGGGACGGTGGGATCGATTCGACGACATCCCGGACTATCCGCGCGATGCGATCACAGAGCTTCGTGGCCACGACCTCGTGTGCTGGTGCCCGCTCGACCAGCAGTGCCATGCGGACATACTGCTGCAGCTAGCCAACGAGGACGTGCGCCCCGATGGGTGTTGTGGAGTCTGTCCGGCAGTTGTGGGTGGCGGATACGACTGCACATGCGCAGGAAACCCCCGATGCCCAAGGTTCGAAGGCACAGAAGAAGAGGAGAGTGGCTGTGACTGAAGATAGCCCACGCATCCCATACGACTGGGCAAGGGTGGAATGTCCCACCTGCGGATCTGCCCCGGACACCCGCTGCCGCGCCAAGTCGGGCCGCACAACAGACGCCCACATGAAGCGCGTCGACCTGGCATTCGAGCGTTACGCCGAGATTCGAAGGTGGCGCATCCACAACGCCGTTATAAAGAACCTGTTCGGCGGTGGTGTGCAGTGAGGATCAGGTCAATCAAGCCTGAGTTCTGGCGATCCGACGACATCACCAAACTGCCTATCTCGACCCGGCTCACGTTCATCGGCTTGTGGTCGTATGTAGATGACAACGGTGTTGGCGCAGACAAACTCGTCTCCATCGTTGCCGATCTGTACGCCGATGAATTCGCCAGCGAACCTCTAGAGACCCTCAAGAGAGTCACTGAAGATCTGGAGAGACTAGCCAGCGGTGGACAGGTGACCCGCTATAAAGCCGTCCACAACGGAAGTCTCAAGGATCTGCTGTACATCACCAAGTGGAAACAGCATCAGCGGGTGAATCACCCCAGTCTTGGCCACAAATATCCACTCCCACCAGCGGATATGGTCAACACGGCAGTGTCCCTCTTGAGTTCCTCTGGAGACCCTCACGAGAGTCTCACCCACGAACAGGGGAACAGGGGAACAGGGGAAGGGGAGCAGGGGAGCAGGGGAGCAGGGGACGAGGAAGTCCCGCTTCCGCCCGAGCCACCGCCCGGACCGTACGACTCACCCCCCGTCGTCGTCGACACGGAACCGGTCTCAATCGAACTCGTCAACAAGCCCTCGAAGCCGCAACCATCCTCCGCTTCTAAGACCGTTGTCCGGCAAGAGCTTGGAAGCAACACCTATCCAAGAGCCACTGTTGATCGGCTGGCAGTCCAGGTTGAGAAGCTCACCCGCGAGGGACAGCCGGACGCCCTTATCCGGGAAGCGTTGCGTGAATGGGAACGAAGGCCTAACTGCAACCTCCCTGAGTACCTGCCAACAGTCCTCGGGGATGTCATCAAGTCGTCTCGATCAAGCAACCTCACCGCCGGCGAAGCGAAGGTCCTCGGATGGGCTGGCCTCGGAAACCCTGACCAGAGAAAGGCAATCGGACAATGAGCGACTCTTATCAGATCGCGGCAAATGCTCTTGCGAAGTGCGCCGCATACGACCCGTGGTTTCCTCAGCCGAACCGCGCCACCGTCGAGGCGTGGGCTGAGCAGATCGAACTGTGGAAGTTCAACCAGGCCGACGTGTTGGCCGGGGTGACGAAGATGTATTCCGATCATGGGAGCGGGTTTCGTCCGTTGCCGAAGGATCTTGTTGATGCTGCACGTGCGATCCGGCGGGATCGGTGTGAGCGGGAGACTCCGGCGGAGCGGGAGGCTCGTGAGGATGCCCGTGACGCGGAGTTGGAGCGCCGGCTGGCTGCGGCGGTTGGCCGGGTCGCTGAGATGAAGTCGATTGATCGTGCCTGACCGGTACGGGGATCCGACACCGGAGCCGCGGGTGTTTGTGCGGCCGAAGGTGAATGCGTTGACGGTGCGGTGTTCGTGGTGCAAGGCGGGTGTGGGTTCTCGTTGTGTGGTTGCGGGGACGAGTGTGGTGTTGCGGCGGTCGTCGTTTCATGACGTGAGGGTTCGGGATGCGGAGTTGGCGGCTACGGGCGCTTTGGCGCGTGGGCGGATGTCATGAGCGCCGGTGACAAGCGGGATACCACGTTCGTCGCTCCACGTGGCGTACAGCCCCCGCAATCAACAACAGGAGACGAGTGATGACGCAACGAAAAGGTGGATTCGACTGGATCCGGTCGACCTACCGCGTCCCAGCGAAGCGCGGAATGCGAGTTGTCTTCGATGGACGGCCGGGACGCATCCTGAGCGTTGATGGCCCGTATCTGATGCTGCACTTGGACAGCGACCCGAAGAACCTGCGCACTCGTGTGCATCCGACATGGCGCATGGAGTACCTGCCATGACGATGTTTGTGTCGTCTGCGGATGATCCGCGTGTCTCGCACGCACAGAACGCGCGGTCGTGTGACATCTGCAAAGCCCCCAAAGGCACACCCTGCAGCAACACGATTCGTCCGGGGAAGCCGCTGCCCGGTCGGGTCATCCACTTCGGGCGGCTCACAGACAGAAACCGAGAACCGAAAGGCGACGAATGAACAACCCCGAGTTGCGTGCAGTACTCACAGAAGCCCTCGGCCGGTCGTATTACCGGATCGTTGGTAGCTCGTCGGATTGTCGAGTTGATCCGGGCGAGATCCTTGCTGACGCCGTCTTATCTCTTCCGGGTGTTGCGGTAATCCAACTACCCAAACCCGACGAGCGTGTTGCTTATCAGGGGTTGATTCGATGATCGTCGCCGTTTCTCCAGGTAGGCAGCCGATCTGACAGCGCACACATGTTTCCGATTACCGACACTCGTAGGGAGATGACGACTATGCCGACCACAGAGCATGGATCAGACGTCCAGCACTTGAGCCCTGAACACCGCGATCGTGCTTGGCGCGATAGGTTCAACGCCCGGTGGCACTATGACTACGGCGGGTGGATTCGTACCAGGCCGCAGGATGAGGCGTCGACCTTCGCTTTGATCCCAACCAAACACTACGGACCGTTCACTGAGGATCACTCGTGTCCTGCCTGCCTGGTGGTACACCCACCTGAGGATTGCCCCGTCCTAAGTGGAAACACCGACATGTTGGTTGTTTTCGATTACGACACCTCGCCCAACAAGGCACAAGCGGATACAGCTGACGATGACCCCAGATAACGTAATTCTCACCCACGACGGAGGAACCCTGCAGAAGACGAGTAGGGGTACCTGGTATTGGGCCAACGATGACCAAGACGAGAGCCTTCCAGGGGGCCTTATCGACTTCCTTCCCGCCCGCGTGCTCTACATCCCTACAGACTCTTTGGAGGAAGCGTGAGCAGCGAAGCCCAAAACCTCATGATCGAGGTGATCGATGCGCACACGTACAACGGCGCAGACAGGGGGGTCCTCGGCGAGCACCGTGTCGAGTACTGCATCTGCGGGTGGTCGGAGGAAGGCGACGGCGTGCACACCGCGCATGTGGCTTCTGAGGTTGATAAAGCCCTCGGCCAGAGACCGCAACCCGATTCGTTACCCACTGGACGGAGATACCTCATGAGTGATGTTGTTGAGCGCGCCAAAGCCACGCTGGAAGGCGTGACCGAAGGGCCGTGGACGTTCCAGCACTGGGGCGGACAGAACCAGAACGGCGACTACGCAGAGTCGATCCTCTTCGACGGCGCTGGCGAGTCCATGACCTACGGACTGCCCGACCGTGACGGCGAGTTCATCGCCCAGGCGCGCACTCTCGTTCCTGAGTTGGTCGCTGAGGTTGAAGAGTTGCGTTTGGTGGTGGCCGCTGCCGCTGTCGCGTTGCGAGGAGAGACCCGATGACCTTGAGCGATGCAATAGACCTGATCAACGCCGAGCGCGTGGCGTGGCTCCGATTCTGCGAATCGGCCGCGGCCCGCGGCGACAAAGAGGACTGCCTAGTCTGCGGGGGCCGGGCCAGCGGACTGGCAGACGCACTGGTAATCCTGGCGAAAGTGGGTTCCTGATGAACGAGACAGAACTCAAAGCGTGCGCCGATTGCGCTGGAGTGGAGGAAGCATGAGCGACGCAGACACTGCACGGAAGAACGGCTGGACCGTCGGAACCCGACTCGCCGGCGATGAAGGACGCGGCGAAACGATCATCGAAATCACCGCGATCGGCGAGGAACACGTGCTCGCGAAAGCCATCTCCTACGCAGGCCGACCGGCGCCGTACCGGGAGTCACTGTGGACTTTTGTGTACCGGGATTGGCGGGAGGTGCCTGGTGCCTGACCTGAACTCTGATCAAGTCTCTGACCTCATCAACCGCATGGAGGACGCGATTCTGAAGCTGAACTTCATGGCTGATGAGAAGCGTGTCCGGTTCCCGGACGGAACGGATTTCGACCGGTTGCGGGGCAAGGCTGAGGGCGTCCGGTTGGCGCTGTCGTATCTGAGGGAGTACGTGCAGTGATTCAGGTTCATTGCAGGGAGTGCAACCGTGTCTGGGACCAGTCGTGCGAAGACTGCGCCGAATGGAAAGCAGACCGCCACGCCATCGCGTCGGGGCATACGGATATTCACATCATCCCGGACACCACACCACCGCGGCGTGTGGTGGATCAGGGGTGGGCGGAATGGCTCACGAAAGGATCGTCCTGCTGATGCCGTGGGTCAAGATCACTTGCACCGAGCGCGACGAACTCATGTCCACCCGCGACCTGGTGCCGTTTTCGTCGTGCACCGATCTGGACGCCGAGTTCCATAGCGAGCCGCAGATGGACATCGAGTGGGCCGAACGCGGCGCAGACCAACCGGTGCTGCGCGAACACCGATACCCGGCACGTACCTACCTCAGCGATGAACCGGGCACCGTCCGGCCCGACCGAAAGCCCTGCGAGCACTACCGATACGAGGCCCAACCATGACTACCCCTGAGCGTGCAGCTCTGGTTGAGCGGGCCGCGCAAGCCATCTGCGAAACCACCAGCTCCGGCCGCATGTTCCCCTGGAACACCCTGACCGAGACGGAGAAGGATCCGTGGCGGCGTATGGCGAACGCAGCGTTCGATGTCCTCATCGACGCCTGGGCTCCGCCGTTTTGAACGGCCGCAAGATCGTCACCCCCGCCGATCACATCAACCGGGCCAAAGACGAAGCCGCTGCGGGGGATTACCAGGCAGCGCATACTCACGCTCTGATCGCTATCGCCCAACTACTAGCCGAAAAGGACCACACCTGATGGCCAAGATCCAGATCAACTACAAGTCCGGAACTTCTATCGTCGCCAAGGTCGAACAGTTCACCGTGAAGCGAGACAAGTACGGCGTCAAGTCCTACGAGTGGACGAACATGGCGCCCCGCCCCCTGGACTTCAACGCAGACGAAGTCGAGTCCGTGTGGGAGCTGTGATGACCCTTTCCGTGATTCTCGCCGCCCAGGCTCGATTCATCCACGAGAGCCCTGTTTGTCCGGTGTGTTTCCAGCCCCGCATTGAGCATTCCACCGACTGCAAAGGACACCACAAATGAGCGTCTACGCACTGAAGCAACCGCGTCCAGACGGGGGCGAGTGGATCCAGGAGCACGACAGCCTAGAGGATGCGCTTGAGTTCCAGTCGCATAGCGGCGGCATTCTCGTCCGGCGCGAAGCAATACCTGGGCAGCCTGGACTGTGGTGGGTAGAGGTCAACACCGAATTGCCCAGCGATGTCGGGTCGGTTGTGCAGTCTGAACCCAACCAGGAGGTCACTGATGTCTGATGCTCGTGTGGGGGCGTGGATCGCGGCGTGGGACGCGCTCAACGCCGCCACCAACATCATCAAAAAATGCCCCATCCAAGATCCTGACGAATACCGGGCGTTCTGCCAACTCCAAGCAGACATCTACGCCCACCTCGCCGACGTCCCGGCAGAGGTCGGTGCCGCCGCAGCGGAATGGCTTGAACACCGCGAGAAGGAACTACGGGAACAGAAACGTCGGGAACAGAAAGAAGATATGTTCAGGAAGGCGTTCGACAAGTGAGCATGGACTTCCACCTCCCCAGGGCTGACCAACTCAAACTACAAGAGGCGCTCGGCGGAATCCCCACACTCATCGAGGACCTCGCCGTAACCATCACACGCCAAGCCCGCGTACAAAAACCCGGACTCGGGAAACTTCGAAGGCGGAAAGCTGAGGCGCGCATCCCGTTCCACATCGGCGCAGTAGAAGCCGCAGACGAACTGCACAACGCCCTGATCAAATGGGTCAGGTTCACCTGCGACGCCCGACAAACCCCGTACACCGAATCCAACGATGACATCACTCTGGCCCGCTGGCTGAGACGCAACGTGACCGCCCTCGCCCTCATCGAAGGCTCCGAAGAATCCTGGCCTGAAATTCACCACCGGATTGACGAGTGCCGCAAGCAGATCGACTTGCCCCCAGAGGATGACATCGTGATCGACCCGGAACGGGTCCGCCAGGCCAACCGTCAAATCCTCACCGCCGGCCAGATAGAAAAGATCGCCCCACGCCTCGGCGCGCTCGGTGCAGGGCTGAACAAACGTCGGGTCCAGACCCTCGTGAAAAGCAAGCGACTGCGGCCCTGCGCAGTCGACGGAGAAGTCCGGTTCTACCGACTAGGAGATGTGCTCGACGCGCACCACAGGCAACTACCACGCTCCAAGAAAACAACGTCTGAACAGGTAAAATTAGCAGAATGAGCCGGGTCTCTCGGGTGCATCTCAACGACGTCCTCGCTGCGGAATGCTGCCACCCCAACTGCTACGCGCCAGCCCTTACTGACATAGCCAGTCATGTGCCGTTGTGTGAGCGGCACATCATGGTTGTCTACCGGGAAGCCAATCTCATGCTCGCCAGCCATAGAGCTATGGAACAGGCATATGAACTTCTTCCATCAGAGGCTGAGTTCATCCCAGGCCCATGCCCTCGCTGTGGGGACAGTGGTCTACTTGCCCACTTAGCGAACGGGTTTGTGGTCTGCAAGGCGGCAGGGTGCGACTACGAACGATCCATGGTGGCGTTCTGCACTGAACGGAAGACACTGATGGGTGTAACTGCCGCAACCGATGACGTCGTGTACTACATGCGACTGGGAAACCGTGCCAAGATCGGTACCAGCCGAAACCTCAAGGCCCGCATCGGAGTGATTCAGCCAGAGGACTGCATGGGCTACGAACCGGGGGACCGGAAGCTGGAACGCAAACGTCATGACCAGTTCAAGCACCTGAGGGTGTCTGGCGAATGGTTCATGATTGGCCCCGACCTTGTGCGCCACGTGAACTCGCTGCGGATTGCATGAGCACAGCATTTGTTGCTATGTTTGTCGCAATTGTCTTAACGGCAAAATTGCGCCGTAACCTTGCTGATTTGACAAACAAGGTTCGATATTCGTGCTAGGCTGTCGCCGTAGGCGCAGGTCACACTTCCTCGCCTGTTAAACGCCCCGGAACCTATACCGGGGCGTTTCGCATTTCGGGAGGTGATCCCATGCCCACCTTCGCCACACCACGATCCCTCAACGACCGCATCACCGACGCTCTCCACAACGTTCGCCTAGCCCGCGAAGACGGAAACCCGAGCATTGTTGAGGCTGCGGAGAAACTGTTGGACCAGTTGTTGGATCGCGTTCCCCGCTCCAACAGCCAGGAGTAGTTGCCGTGCCGCTCAAACACCTCCGCGTCTGCCCGGAACCCTGCTCGAAGACGCGCTTCTCTGAATGTGGGAAAGCCTGTCGCTTGCCCAACGCGATTGATCCGGAGTCGTGGCGTATCAACTTGCAGGACGGGGCCGGCACGATCGGTGGCGGGTCGGAATGAAACGTCGGGCGGCCCGGATCATGCGGCGCATGGCTCGCCGCCTGATCTCTGTGTCACGCCACCTCGACCCACCCAAAGACGAAACCCGCCTCTACACGGGCAGCATCTCCCAGCTGATCCTGGACCGCATCGAAACCACCCCACCCTGGACCAGACGCTCACTCACCGTCCACGACCCGGAACCGTGGGAACACCTCGACCTGTACCGGCCACCGTCCCTACTCACCCGCATCTGGTGGTGCATACGAGGATGAACCTCACAGAATTTCTCACCGAGACGCTGAACAACCTGGTTCACCCCGGCGACGAAAACACCAAACCCTTCCCGATCCTCCTGCCGGGACTACGAACTGTCAGTGTCCCCCCGGAACTCGCCGGCCAGTTCGCTGAAGAAGCAGGTTTACCGCACCTCGATACCCCGAAACTGGTCGCGGAAGCGCTCGCCGCGGCGATCACCCAAAACTATGTGATCCTCACACGCGAAGAACACGAACAACTACGCCAGCAAGCAGCCGACGCGCCAACCGGGCACCGCGTCATCAACATTCGCACCACACCCACGAGCCAGCCTGTCCTGTCGATCACCATCGACAAGGCAAGCAACGATGTTGTTGTCCCCGCGAAAGCGTTGCAGAAAGCAGCTGAACAGTGATCCACATTGAAGTTGACGGGAAAGTGCTGATGCACTCCGACCCTGGCGAGTGGATCACCACACCTCCCGACATTCCAACAGTCCAAAAAGCAGGCCCCAACGAACCGTGGATGCTTCTAGTGCAAGCGGCGCTCGCCAAAGCCGCCACCTTCGCGATGGCCGGTAAAACCCCAACCGCCACACGCCGATGGACACTCACCTTTGACGAGACGCCCGCCGCGACAACCATCGTCGTCACAACCGGTAACGGCGGCAACAAATGAATAAAACATTGGACTGCGCCAATGGATGACGCTGCCCGCGCCCGACTCGAACTACGCCGATCCAACGCGGCCCAACCACACCGAAACCGGCACCGAGAACGCAAAACCGGACGCACCACAGACCGCACCATCTGCTACTGCGGAGACGCCGACTGCGACACCTGCGGCACCTGGTACGAATAACCACATAGGACGGAACCGCGAGAAAATGAACGAAGTGGTGGTCAACGGAACTCGATACGTTCCCGAAACCACCAGCGGCGCCACCACCATCGGAATCGGAGTCACCACCCGCAACCGGCACACCATCGCCGACCGGACTATCGAACACATCCGCAACCGCACCCCCAACGCCAAACTCGTCATCGTCGACGACGCCAGCGACCAACCGTTCCCTGGTGCCACGTACCGGTTTGTCAAACGAGCCGGTATCGCCCGAGCCAAAAACAAATGCCTCGAACTACTCAACGGCTGCGAACACATCTTCCTGTTCGACGACGACTGCTACCCCATCGCCGACAACTGGTTTCAGCCCTACATCGACTCGCCCGAACCCCACCTCATGTACCAGTTCGTCGACCTGGCCAGCGGGCGGAAAATCAACGACGTCACCAAGGTCTACGACGACGGACACCACTTCGCGTTAACCGGTGCCCGCGGCTGCATGATCTACGTACACCGCAGCGTCATCGAAACAGTCGGCGGCCTCGACCCAGAGTTCGGCGGCTGGGGATGGGAACACCCCTCCTGGTCCGACCGCATCTACAACGCCGGCCTCACCACATTCCGGTACGGCGACGTGTGCGGCTCCCACAAGCTCATCCACTCCATGGACGAGCACCTCGAAGTGAAACGCTCCGTCCCCACCGAAGAACGTAAAGCCGCCGCCACCCGAAACGTCGACCTGTACTGGAAACACCACTACACCAGCAGCCACCACATCCCCATCGTGGAACCTGACCGGCGTGTGGTGCTGACCTGCCTGCTATCCAACAAACCTGACCCGCAACGCAACACACGCATGCGTCCCGACGTCAAACTGCTCGAAACGCTGATCAACTCAATCACCGACGCCGAAACCGTCGTGCTGTGCGACAACCCACTCACCCACCCGCAGGCGTCATTCGAGCGAGTCACCAGCCCAGTCGACAACCCATACTTCGCGCGCTGGTACCTGTACTACCAATGGCTCCGCGCCAACCCCGACGTCAAATGGGTGTGGTGCGTAGACGGCACCGACGTCGAAATGCTCACCCCTCCGTGGGAACACATGGAAACCGGGAAGCTGTACATCGGGCACGAACCCGCCGTTGTGGGGATCGACTGGATGCGCAACAACCACAAAGCCACACACCTGCAAGAGTTCATCGACACCCACGCCGACCGCACCCTACTGAACGCGGGGATCGTGGGCGGCGACCGGGAAACCGTCATGGCATTCGCACACGACATGGCCGCCGACCACGAAGACCAACTTCGGCGCGTCTGGCACAAAGACGACGCCCCGGGAACAATCATCGGCGACATGGCGACACTCAACTACGTTGCCTACACCAAACACGCCGACCAACTCATCCACGGGCCCCAGGTGGTGACGGTCTTCAAGGCCAACGAACGCAACGCCTGGTCATGGTGGAGGCACAAATGACAATGGAGCGGAGCATGAAACCCGGCGACGACGTATGGGTTGACTTCGACGGACTCGAACACGAAGGCACCGTCGAGAAAATCCAAGCCGGAGGCTGGGTCAGATGCTCCATCGCCATCGACCCCGAATACGACTACGGCAGCATCACACCACGACTCACACCACACACCACCGTCGCCGTGAAAACCACACGCATAAGGCCACGATGACCCACACCATCGGCATCGTGGCCCACACCAAACGCGCCGAACAAGCACACCGGCTCATGGAAACCGTGGGCGCCGCATACATGAGCATCGACAACGGCACACTCGGATGCGAAACCAACCACCGCAAAGTCTGGCAACACCTCACCCGCCACAACACAGACTGGCTCGTGGTCCTCGAAGACGACGCCATACCGTGCAACAACTTCCGCGACCAGCTCGACGCAGCGCTAGCAGTGGCGCCCAGCCCAGTGGTCAGCCTCTACCTCGGGCGAGAACGGCCCCGCGAATACCAACAACGCATCGCCAAAGCCGCTGACACCACAGCACACTGGCTCACCTGCCGACGACTACTCCACGCAGTCGGAATCGCCATACACGCCGACCTCGTGCCGAACATGCTCAACAACCTGCCCAACGGCAAACCCATCGACGAAGCAATCAGCGCATGGGCACGCCACCAAGGCCACACCATCGCCTACACATGGCCCAGCCTCATCGATCACGCAGACGAGACGCCAATGATCGCCACCAGAAACGACAACCAACCACGACCACCAGGCCGCGTCGCATGGCAACACGGCGGACGAGACACCTGGACCACTGACACCCAACCAATCTGATGCCACGAGCACCCAAAGTCTGCCGACACCCAAGCTGCACCACACTCACCACAACCGGCACATGCCCCCAACACACCACACACCGCTGGGGCAACCACCAAGGACGCAAAGTCCCACACCGCCTGCAACAAGCCACATTCCGCCGCGACAACTGGACCTGCCAACAATGCGGCCGCCAAGCACAACCCGACACCGGCGAACTCCACGCCGACCACATACAACCCCGATCACGCGGCGGCACAGACACACTTGACAACCTGCGCACCCTATGCAAAGCGTGCCACGCGCCCAAGACCCGAGCCGAGACGCACAGATCGAACACCTGATCGAACGCGGCCCGAAAGTTAGCTGGCGGCCCAAAATGTGCCCTGACCTGCACAAACGCCGACACACCCGCAAGCCTCTGACCTGCGGAAACACCCCCCCAGCAACCCCCCCCGGGGGGGTCTGCGCGGCCCCGGAAGGCGC